CAGATATTCATCAACAACCAGCGTGTCGGTGGCTTGGCTGGACTGCAAGCGGCGCTCAAGGAGCTGGGGCTATGACCTACGGCTGCCACAATCGACTGCCATTCAAAAGCAGCTTTCCGGTGATGATTGGCGGCAGGTCCCTGCACTCTCGTGGCTTTCACGAAAGGGTGCAGCTCATGGACCATATCCCTTTTCGCATGGCACCCGACTGTCAGTACACCAAGACGGAGCTTGGCCGCACAGATGAACGCTGTGCTGGCTGCAAATGGAGAGAGCCTGATGCAGTTTCTTGACTTTTGCCGAGCGCACGGCGTGATCATTGACCGTGAGCCGCCCATCGGTGTGTGGAGGCGCTACCCCACGGAGGACAAGCCTTCCCACAAAAACGGTGCCATCAAGTTCATGGGTGATGTAGCTTTTGTGCAGAACCACGCCACAGAGACGGAGATCAGCGTGTGGAAGGCTGATGGCGATAGCAAGATCGACATTGATCGCATCAGGCGCATCGCCAAGCAGGCCGACAACGACATCCGCGAGAAGCAGCTGCAGGCCGCACGCAAGGCTGCATCCATGCTGAACCAGTGTCAGATCGGGTACCACCCCTATCTCGAAAAGAAGGGATTTAAGGGCGAGCAAGGCAACATCATGAAGCACGAGACGGAAGGCTTGCTGCTGCTCATTCCAATGCGTGTCGGCCACCATCTGGTGGGCTGTCAGATCATCAATGAAGAGGGCGGCAAGAAATTCTTGTTCGGCCAGCGCACATCCAATGCTGCGTTCGTGTTCGACAACAAAGGACCGAACATTCTTTGCGAGGGATATGCCACCGCTTTGTCTGTGCGTGCCGCCATGAAGGCGCTCAAGCGGCGCTACACGCTGCACGTCTGCTTTTCAGCGGGCAACATGAAGAAGGTCGCGTCTACCCTGCCGAATGGCTTTGTTGTTGGAGATTGCGACGCCTCAAGAACCGGTCAGCTCACGGCAGAAGGCATTGGCTGGCCGTACTGGATGCCCGACACCATTGGCATGGATGCAAATGATGTCCACATTAGGGATGGGCTGTTCAGGTTCTCGCAATCACTCGGCAAGGTGATTCGATAGACGAAAAAAAGCCCGCTCACAAGGCGGGCCATCTCTCTCGCAATCACTGGTAGTTCTTGCAGTATTGAATTGGCTGGACAGCGAGTCGGTCGGGGTGATCGAACGAAGCCAGCTCAAGCTTCTGCATAATCTCAAAGCCGATGTCGAGTGCGTTGGGTCCCGACCCGGCCATCTCGGCTAGTGCGGACACACGGCCATTTTCATCCTCAATCAAGTGGATTGAGAACATATTCCGGTTCAAGTTCTTTGATGCTGATGACACGGGTTTCCTTCAAGTCTCGATCATCATATTCCAAAGCCATGACGGTTATCATTTTGAGGGCATCCATGCGCGTGGCGGCTTCTACATCGAGCTGAAAGCGCACGGTGCGCTCGATGGTTAGGCGGTAGGTGGGCATCTGTCTCAAAACCAAAACATGATGACCAGAAAAACAACGGCCAGCACGGCGTAGCAAATCAGCTCGGCACGGTCAGAGATCAACTCTCTGCGCACGGGAATGGGTTTTGGTGGGCCGGTGTATTTCATGGCATCTTTCTCTCAATCAGGACTTCGGCAGCCAGCTTGCACTGGTCGATGGTGAGCTGGTCGGCATCCGTCTCGCAAGCACGAATTAGGCGCATGACTTCGCCCAATTCAACGGGGTTTGTGGTGCGTGCACCCAGCATATAAGCGCGGGTGAGCGGGTGGTTTTGGTTTGGCATTTTCTCGCAATCAAAATTTGGCAGCATCTCCGCAGGGGCATCTGTCTCGCGACCAACCCGGCGACCGTTATTCGGTAGCATCTCTGCAAGTCACCAAGGGGCGGGCGGCGCGTTTTCTCGCTGCTGGCGCTGGTAGTCGCGCACCTGTTCGGCGGTCCATGGTGTCGGGCCGCCGGGCGGGGGAAACGGCCACGGCTGCGGCGCGTTCAATGGCGGGCCTCTCTGCGGCCTTGTTCGATTAGGTGGCGGGCTTCGGTCTGGTCGTGCGGCTTTTCCTGCTCTAGCATGGCGCGGATGGCCTGCGATGCGGCGCGGGCGCTGTCGGGTGTGCTGGCGCGTTCGTATCGGTGCCCAGCGTTGATATATGCGGCTTCGGTGTGCGTCATTGGGTGTGCTCCTCTTTGGTTAATTGGTCGGCCTCGGCCTCTAATTCTCGGGCTTCTTCGTCATGCTGGTGCATGGCTGCGGCGCTGTGGCGCAAATAATTCTGGCCTTCGGTGCGGTGCCATTGGGCGCGGGCTCTGAGCTGCGCGGCGCGTGTTGCGGGGCTTGGGTGGTCGTTCATTGTTTCGGCTCCTGTTGCGGGTGACAATACCCGGTCAAGCCCTTGGTTAAGGGCTTGGGCTGGTGCTGTCAGGCTGCGGCGATTGGGATTACCCGGCGGGCGGTGCGGTCTGCCTGTTTTGCTTTGCTGCCATGGGCGCGGAACCCGATAATCTGGCGGCGGTCGGCGCGTTGGCAAAGTCCGCACATTGCGCACGTCATGTAATCGGCCGTCTGGGCGGGGCATATCAACACCGGGCGGCCTTCGGGTGTCTGGCTGTGCTTTGGGGTGTCCATGGGCACAATGGCGACCACGGGCAGCCCTGTGGCCGCGAGTCGGTCGGCCTCTCCCACATCGTCCGCGCTGGCGTTCACTGTGAACCCCCACGCGGTCGCGTGCTTGGCCCATTGGATGGCCTCGGGGCTTTTCTTGTGGGTGTACGTGAACCCGTTTTTTCCTCGGTTAGCTTTCACAATCAGGCCCAGCGCGTAAGCGTCCACGGTTTCACCATCTCCGGGCAGGTCCCCGGCAACGCTCATTCGCCACAATTGGCCCTTCGGCAAGCGCGAGATTTTCAGGGCTAGGCCTTCGATGTCGTCCCCTCGTTGGTCGACTTTGTTCCACGTCATTCGGGTGTAATAGTCCTCCGCATAGCAGGCGCTGCGGTATTGCGGGCAGGATGGCGGGCAGGTGCTGCGGCTGTTGTAGGTGGTCGGGATTGGTCCGGTTTTGCGGTTGGTGCTGGATTGGACAAAGTGAAAGCGGCTCATTCTGTGGGCTCCTGTGAATCAAGGGAGAAAATTAGCTCGTCTGCGACCTTTTGGCGGGTCCACAAAGTGGCGTTCTGGTCGCGCAAAACCTTGGCGGCCCAAATAATGGCCTCTTCGAGCGGCATGGGCTGCGGTTCGGTTTCGTCATCCGGGTGCGGTGTTGCTGGGTTCATGGTGAAGTATTGGCGCGGCATATCAAAACCCCACATGGACAAATTGCACGTGCTCGCGGATAAATTGCTGAGCGCAAAACCGGCCCAAAATGGCGTTGTAGGTGTCGCGCTTGCTGTGGTAGTAGTCGGCGTTGTTTTCGCCCTTCCTGAAGTTGTGCCACTGGTTGCTGCGGGCGTTGGCTTCAATGTCGGCCTGTAAGCTGCCGGTTTCGCTGTAGTGGGCTTTGAATCCGTGAATGTCGTAATGGGCAATAAACCCGTTTGCCAGATACAAAAAGTCATATCCGGTTTTGTTGAGTTTGGAAATGTCGCGGCAGGCGGCGATCACGTTATTCACAATGCGGGTTTGCTGGGTGCTGGTCAATGGTTTGAGCATGGCGGGCCTCTTATTGGGTTGCAAGATTTAAGGCGCTGCGGGCGGCTTCGAGTGCTGCGGGCGCGTCTGCTTGGTGGTGGGTTGCTGCTTCGGTGAGCTGTTGCAGCGCGTTAAAAAGTGCGGGCGCGGCGTTGGTCAATTGCGGCTCGTGCCATGCGCGAATAAGCGCGGCGGCTTCGGTGTGGAAATTTGCATCGGTCACGGCTTCAAGCATGGCGGCGAAAATGTCCGGGCCGCTCCATTTCATGGCGCTTGCGACAATCGGGCCGATTTGGTCGGCGGTCATTCCTGCGAGTGGGTTCGTCATGGCGGGCCTTTCAGTGTGTGATTTTGCGGGCGGTCAGGTTCAGGCGGGTGGATGCTTTGCCCGTGGTGGTGTGCGCTGCGATTAGCTGGCGGCTTGGCTTGAATTTGGCCGCGATGGTCTGCCAGTCGATGCGGCTGGACCCTTTAATGTTGGTCAAGGTGGCGCTGTAGTGCTGGCCCTCGATGGTGGCGAGTCCGGCGTCTTCCAGTTCAGTGCGCACGCGGTCGGCCTTGGCTTTGAGGGTTGCAATATCGGCGTGAAGCTGGCCCAGCTCGTCAACCTTTAGCGCTAGGGCGTGGGCTGCGGTAATTGCTGCATTTGGTACCGGCTCCCCGGTGTCGTTGTGGCGCATAAATGGCGCGGCCAAAATGGCGTTGGCGAAGTCGGCGAAGTTTTCGGGTTTCATGGTTTAGGCTCCTTTGGTGATGGTGGCGACAAATTGACCGGCGCGGGTAATGGTGGCGGCTGGATAGCACGCGGCCCAGCTGAGTGCGGCGGCGCGTGTGAGGGTGTGGTGTTGCTTGGCGAAACCGTGGCCCTGTACGGTGTACCCGACAAGGCGGGCGGCTGCGGTGCGGATGTGGTCGGCGGTGGTCATTCTGTCTCGTCCTCTGTTGGGTATTCGTCTGTGTTGGCGCGGTCTTCGTCTGTTTCTATGGGCGTGTGCTTGGCTTCGTATTCGGCCTTTACTTTGCGGCGCTGGTTCTCTGCTGCGAATTGCTCGGGCGTGATTGCTTTGTGCCTGGCGATTAGTTCGGCCTCGAATTGGTCGATCAGTTCGCCCATGGTTTGGGTGGTGGTCATGTCGTGGGCTCCTTATGCTGTTTGGATTTTGTCGGCCTGCTCGATTAGCCAAGCGGTGTCAGTCATGGGAAAGCCTGAACAATCGATTTCTCCGGCGGTGTGGTGCGGCGGGTTTGCGGCGCTGTGCAGCTCTGCCACGTCAAACTGTTGGCCATACATTAGGACAATTTGAGCGTGAGCGATAACGGCATTGGCTGCGGTGGCTCTGGCGTGTTCTGCGCGCCCGGTGCGCTTGTTGGTCATGTTGTATTCATACTGCTTCATGGTGTCGGTTCCTGTTGGTTTTTTTAATCCTGGAGTAAATTTGATTTTTGCTCCAGGATTACGGGTTTATTTGGTTGTGGTGCGGCGGGCTTGGGCGCGGCGGATTCGTGCCCAGTGAGTTATTACGGCGCGGGCTCTGGCTTGCTGGTCTGGCGTCCATCCTGCCGCCGGGCGGTGTTCGATAATGTCGCGGGCGGTGGCCAGTGTCATTCCGGCGGTGTGGTTTGTGTATGTCATGGTGTTGGCTCCAGTTGCGGTTAATAGTTCCAAGCCTTGGCACCTGCTGCGGCTGCTGCGGCTTTGGCTTCGGCTTTGCTGTCGTGGAATGATTCGATGCCGATGGGCTGGAAACCCTCAGAGAGAATCAAAACGAATTTTTTCCCGGTGCGGGCGTGGGCTTTGAAAATGTGCGCGTAGTTCATGGGGTGTGCTCCTGTGGTTTAGATGTAAAGGGCTTTATTTGCTGTCAGCTCGTAAACGATGCCGTTTGCTTGGGTAAATGTGATTACTTCGCCCGTTGCGCAAGCTGCCAGCATGTGGATTTTTTCTGGCTCGTTGCTGTGCGCATACATCACGGCCGCTTGGATCAATTGGTCTTCGATAAGTCGCTGAATGATTGTTTGGATGTTCATGTCGTTTGCTCCTGTGTGGCAGGTCGGATGTCGTCCTGTCTGGTATAAGATTCTATTTACTTTGCAAGTGGTCGGGCCGAGTATTTTTTAATCGCGGGTTTGCCGGTCTTAAAACCCGGGTTCACAAAAGTTTTGCCGGGTTATTGGTTTTCCTAATGAGCGAAGCGATGCGGCCTGAATGCGGCCATATGGGGAGACACTGCAAAGCTTCACCCGCTCGCATTGTTTGTGGGGGTGCTTTGCTACCTGGTGGCGCGTTTCTTACAAAAACTTACAATCTCGGTCGGTGTTTTGCCGTCCAGGGCATGGGGTCGCTGATTGGGTGTTGGGCATGGTGGCCGGGTATCGCGTGGGGGTTTGGCGCGGGTGTTCTAAGCGAAGCGTTGCAGCTCTGGTGCTGTTCCCCTAGAATCCCCGCCATGAGTAACACTAAACCCCCCAGCAAGTTATCCCGTGCTCAGATAACCCAAGCACTCGATACTGTGCCCGTCTCTCACATCCTTGGGAAAGCCGTTTCACGGGAACTGACCGGAAAACAAAAGAAGTTTTGCCTTGAAGTAGCGAAGGGTGAGACGAAAGCCAACGCATATAGGAAAGCGTACAACGTGAAGTCGAAGAACACATTACACCGCGAGCCCTACCAATTGACGCGAGACCAACGCATAGCCAATGAGATAGAAGCCATGCAAGCGGCGATTAAAGCGCAGGAATATCAAACCCCTGCGGCTTTGCGTGCTTTGGTCATCCAGTCGTTGGTTGGTGTCATCACTGACCCTGATAGCAAGCCCGGCCAGATAACGGCTGCAGCTAAGGTGTTGGGCACCGTGACCGAAGTTGCAGCATTCACTGAACGGCGCGAAGTCAAGACCATTACATCAAGCGAGACAGCCCGCGCTCAGGTCATGGACCAGCTGCGCACCCTGATACACGGCAATGCGACCGATGCAACCGTGATCGACTCGCAGGCTGACTCGCTGCTGGCTGAACTCGCTGCAGCTACCGAAACCGTGGACGGCGACCCCCACCCGGGGGCGACCCCCCAAACTGTGGATGAGGAGTCCCGTGTCAATACGCATACTATTCCACACGAACAATCCCTCGATGACGCCATTTTTGACGACACCACCAACACTTCCTCCACACAGGAAGACCCCCCGTCATCGTTATAAATGCGACCCCCCGGGGTATATTTTGCTTAAAAAATAGGCAGCCCCTCCACAAAAATAAATGAAACATATGGTTGTAGTTGGGAGATGGATATGGTGACTAAAACAACGGCGCAATTAAAGCGTGGAAGTTGCGGTGGAAGAGTTATCCACAGGGACATGAAGATTCGGCGTAGCGATCCTACGTGGCAGGAGTGTATGGAGGTTGATATGAGTCCGGCGCAGAAGGAAGTGTTTATTGCGATTGATGAGTGGTGGAAGAGGTATGGGTTTTCGCCCACGTTGAGGGATATTGCGTATGTGAGGGGGAAGATGGGGATTGGGAACACGAAGAAGATTGTTGACCGGCTGGTGTTGTTAGGTGTTATAAAGAAGGTAGATGGAACAGGTAGGACGATACGGCCTGCTTGGGTGAACTACAAGAACTTGAAGGAGTTGGAATGAAGTTCAGGAAGAAGCCGGTGGTCATTGAGGCCACTCAGTGGTTCAAGATGGGCGACCACCCGGAAGTTTTGGATGGGCCATTGGATCGTCACCCGGAGTTTATTTACGAGCACCATGGTTGGATTCAAACATTGGAGGGTGGGCATATTGTTACCCCCGGCGACTGGATCATCACGGGTGTGGTGGGCGAGACGTACCCATGCAAGCCCGACATCTTTGAGATGACGTATGAACCGGCCTGAAAAAATAAAAAAGTCGCTCCGCAATGGATATTGAAAAGATCATCGCCACGCTACCGATTCATGAGCAGGAGAAGCTTATGGAGCAGGTGGCCGAGTACAAGGCTGCGCTGGAGAGGGAGCAGTGTCAAAACTCGTTCATGGCTTTCGTGAAAAAGATGTGGCCGGGTTTTATTCATGGCCGGCACCATGCTGTGGTGGCTAAGGCGTTTGAGGACATTGCCTCGGGAAAGCTCAAGCGTCTGGCCATCTCGATGCCTCCACGGCATACGAAGTCGGAGTTTGGCTCGTACATGCTGCCGGCTTGGTTCTTGGGGAAGTTTCCCGACAAGAAGGTGATGCAGGCGTCCAACACTGGTGAACTGGCAGTTGGATTTGGCCGGAAGGTGCGTAACCTTGTCATGAGTGAGCAATACCACGAGGTGTTCCCGAGCACGAACATTCGGCAAGACTCGAAGTCTGCCGGCCGGTGGGCTGTGAATGAGGTGGGCGAGTACTTTGCGATCGGTGTTGGCGGTACGATGACTGGCCGTGGTGCTGATCTGGTCATCATTGACGACCCGCACACCGAGGGTGAGGCGACTTTGGCTGCCCACGACCCCTCTGTCTACGACAAAGCGTACGAGTGGTACACCTCTGGACCTCGTCAGCGACTCCAGCCTAACGGGGCGATCATCATTATTGCGACTCGGTGGGCCGAGGGTGACTTGATTGGCCGCGTTTTGAAGGATTCGGCCGAGCGAGGCAAGACTGACGAGTGGCGCGTCATTGAATTTCCTGCGATCTTGCCGTCTGGTAACCCGCTTTGGCCAGAATTTTGGTCGAAAGAGCTGCTGGAAGACTTGAAGGAAGAATTGCCACCCGGAAAATGGAACGCCCAGTACCAGCAAAAGCCCACTGGCGAGGAGGGTGCCATCGTAAAACGCGATTGGTGGCGTGTTTGGGAGAATGACGAGCCGCCAAGATGCGAATTCATCATCCAAGCATGGGATACGGCTTTCACAAAGAATGAGCGCTCTGACTTTTCGGCCTGTACGACGTGGGGTGTGTTCTATTTGAACGAGGACCCCAATGATGCGAACATCATTTTGCTGGATGCCTTCCAAAAGCGGATGGAATTTCCCGAGCTGAAGGAAAAAGCGCGATCACACTACATGGATTGGGAGCCGGATGACTGTATTATTGAAGCCAAAGCGGCCGGAGCTTCGCTGATTCAGGAATTGAACCAGCAGGCCGACATGTTTGTCCGTGGGTACACGCCAAGCCGTGGTACAAAACAGCAATCGAACGACAAAATTGCCCGCATGAACACCGTGGCACCGATCTTCCAAGGCGGAAAAGTTTGGGCTCCAGATACCCGGTGGGCACGAGAGCTGATTGACCAGATGGCATCGTTTCCAAATGCGGCACACGACGACTTGGCTGACACGGCCGTGATGGCTATTACAAGGTTTCGACAAGGCGGCTTCTTGAGACTAGAATCCGATCAGCGCGACGAGCCAGAAGGCTTCCGTCGAAAAAACGTCTTCTATTAAGGCATCATTATGAGTATCGAAAGCTCGCTCTACGCGGCCCCCACTGGTCTGGATTCTTTGGGTGGCGATGAGTCCCCGATCGAAATCGAAATCATCAATCCTGATGCGGTCACCATCGACACCGGCAGCGTTGAAATTACCCTGATGCCAGAGGATGGCGATGATGGTGACTTTGGCCGCAACTTAGCCGAGGACATGGACGAAGGCGAGCTGCTCAAAATCTCGTCCGACCTGATTGAAGAAGTTGAGTCCGACATCACATCACGCCGCGACTGGGTTGAGATGTACGTCAAGGGCCTCGAAGTGTTGGGCATGAAGTACGAAGAGCGCACCGAGCCATGGAACGGCGCTTGCGGTGTGTACTCCACAGTGCTGACAGAAGCTGCCATCCGGTTCCAATCAGAAACCATTACCGAGACGTTCCCAGCGCAGGGTCCAGTCAAGACAAAAATTGTCGGTGCCATCAACAAGATGACCGAAGAGATTGCAGAGCGTGTCCGCGAAGACATGAACTACAAGCTTACCGACGAAATGCCTGAGTACCGCCCAGAGCACGAGCGCATGCTGTACTCGTTGGGATTGGCTGGCTCCGCATTCAAGAAGGTGTACTTCGATCCGGGCCTCGGCCGTCAGGTGGCCATGTTCATTCCCGCAGAGGACCTGATCATTCCTTACGGCGCATCCAACGTGATGACCTCCGAGCGCGTCACACACACGATGCGCAAGACCAAAAACGAAATCCGCAAGCTGCAGGTTTCGGGCTTCTACCGCGACGTTGATCTGGGTGAGCCGACAACAATTCACAACGACATCGAGAAGAAAAAAGCCGAAGACCAAGGCTTCTCTTTGACCGATGACGACCGTTACCAAATCCTCGAAATCCACGTCGATTACGACTTGCCCGGTTTTGAAGATGAAGACGGCATTGCTCTGCCATACGTGATCGCAATTGATCGCGCAACGCAAAAAGTTTTGTCGATCCGCCGTAACTGGAAACAGGGCGACAAGCTGCGTTCAAAGCGCAACCACTTTGTCCAGTACATCTACATTCCCGGCTTCGGTGTTTACGGCCTTGGCCTGATCCACATCATCGGTGGCTACGCCCGTGCAGGCACTTCGATCATTCGCCAGTTGGTGGACGCTGGTACGTTGAGCAACTTGCCCGGTGGCTTGAAGGCTCGCGGCCTGCGCATCAAAGGTGATGACACACCAATTGCTCCCGGTGAATTCCGCGACGTTGACGTGGCCAGCGGCACTGTGCGTGACAACATCATGCCCTTGCCGTACAAGGAGCCAAGCCAAGTTCTGATGGCTTTGCTAAACCAGATTACGGAAGAGGCTCGCCGCCTTGGTTCTGTTGCCGACATGAAGGTCAGCGACATGAGCGCCAACGCACCAGTGGGTACAACACTGGCAATCCTTGAGCGCCAGCTGAAGACCATGTCGGCCGTGCAAGCTCGCGTGCACTTCTCGATGAAGGAAGAGTTCAAGCTCCTCAAGGACATCATCCGCGACAACGCGCCAGAGAGCTACGACTACGAGCCAGTTGTTGGCGATCGTCAGTTGAAGCAGTCCGACTACGATGTCGTGAACGTGATTCCGGTGTCCGATCCGAACAGTGCCACCATGGCCCAGCGGATCATGCAGTACCAAGCCGTGATCCAGTTGTCGCAAACCGCGCCACAGATTTACGACCTGCCTCAGTTGCACCGTCAGATGATCGAAGTGCTTGGCATCAAGAATGCCGACAAGCTGATCCCGTTGGACGAAGACCAGAAGCCAAAGGACCCAGTGTTTGAAAACATGGCCGTCATCAATATGAAGCCGGTCAAAGCGTTCCAGTATCAGGACCACCAAGCGCACATTCAGGTGCACATGTCGGCCATGCAGGACCCTGTGATCATGCAAATGATTGGACAGAATCCGCAGGCTCAAGCAATGCAAGCGGCCATGATGGCTCACATTGCAGAGCACACGGCATTTGCATATCGCCAGCGCATCGAGCAGCAGCTCGGCGTTGCTTTGCCGCCAGAAGGCGAAGAGCTGCCACCGCAAATCGAGATCGCTTTGTCCGGGATGATGGCTCAAGCTGCACAGCAAGTTCTTCAGGAGAACCAAGCTACGGCCGCGCAAGAGCAAGCCCAACAGCAAGCTCAAGACCCAGTTGTCCAGATGCAACAGCAAGAGTTGCAGATCAAGGCTCAAGAAGTTGCCATCAAAGAGAAGAAGATGCAACTTGACGCCGCAGCCAAGGCCGATGAGCTGGAGCTGAAAAAGCAGGCACTGGAAGGCAAGATGGAATTGGATGGCTTCAAAGCCGGCCAACAGGCGCAGCAGGCTGAGAAAAAGATGCAAGCCGAACAAGAACGTGAAGGTGTCCGCATGGGCATCGACATTGCGAAGAGCCGTCAAGGCCAGACCACAAGAGGTGAATGATGGACGAAAGAGTTCTGGACCTGCTAAAGTCAAAAATTGACGAGCACCGAAAACGAATCGTGGAGAGTCTGGGTGATGGCGTAGCTAAAGACTACGCTGATTACCAGAACAAGTGCGGGGTTATTCTGGGTCTGTTGACCGCACTTGCTGAAATCAACGACCTTGCGCAAAAAATGAAAGACTACGATGAGTGAATTTGATGTTGCTGCAGTTGACCTAACCGGCGTTCTGAACAAGAGCGAAGAGGAAAAGGCCAAGCAGGTTCCCGATCCAGTGACGTACCACCTTCTGTGCATCCTCCCAGAAGCCAACGAAGAGTACGAAGGCGGACTGCTCAAGTCCAGCCAAACAATCCACTTTGAAGAACTCTTGTCCCCTGTGCTGTTCGTGGCAAAGATGGGTCCAGACGCATTCAAAGACGAAAAGCGCTTTCCAAGCGGCCCAAGCTGCAAAGTTGGAGACTTCATTTTGGTTCGTCCAAACACCGGCACTCGCATGAAGATTCATGGCCGCGAATTCCGCATCATCAATGATGATTCGGTTGAAGCAGTCGTGCAAGACCCACGCGGCGTGCAGCGCGTTTAAGGAGTAAACCATGGCAATCGAAAAAACGGAATTTGAATTTCCAGATGAAGCCTCCGAGAATCCTCGTGCTGGCGGAAAAGTGGTTGAGCCCGAAGTCGAGATTAAGGCCAATGAAGTTGACATTGAAATTGTGGACGACACTCCAGTTGCCGACCGCAATCGCAAGCCAATGGAAGAGCCGCCCAAGGACATGGCTGATGAAGAGCTGGCAAAGTACGACGAGAGCGTTCGCAAGCGTATTCAGCACTTCACCAAGGGCTACCACGAAGAGCGTCGAGCCAAGGAAACTGCTCAACGCGAAAAAGATGAGGCGATCCGAATCGCGCAGTCGATCATTGAGGAGAATAAAAAGCTCCGAGGTACGCTGCACGAAGGCCAAGGTGCCTACATTGAGCAAGCCAAGTTGGTGGCAGCCAATGAGCTGGAAAAAGCCAAACGCGAATACAAGGCTGCTTACGAAGCAGGCGACTCTGATGCTTTGGTCAATGCCCAAGAGGCACTCACCAGCGCAAAAATGCGTGCCGAGCGCGTAAACAATTACACACCGGCTCCTTTACAGGAGCAAGAAATTGAGGTAAAAACTCAACCACAGCAGGAACCTGCTCCGAAAATTGACGCAAAACTCGCTGAGTGGCAAGACAAGAACTCGTGGTTTGGTGCCAATCAAAAAATGACGGCTTACGCTCTTGGCCTTCATTCGGAGTTGGTTTCTGAAGGTATTCCAGTTGGCAGTGACGAGTACTACGACCGTATCGACACTGACATGCGGAACCGCTTCTCGGATTCTTTCGAGCCGAAGAAGCAGGTGGATGCGCAAACTCCATCTAAACAATCGAATGTTGTCGCACCAGCAACACGTAGTACTGCGCCCCGCAAGGTCGTACTTACCAAAACGCAGGTCGATCTCGCCAAGCGGCTGGGTGTTCCTTTGGAACTCTATGCTCGTAAGGTTGCGGAAGAAATGAGGAAATAAAAATGGCTGAACAGATTCGTGATAAACGTGAACTTGATACGCGAGCAAAGGCAGAGCGTCCTACCAAATGGATGCCTCCACAGCTTCTTCCCGACCCTCATCCAGAGCCGGGTTATGCGTTCCGCTGGATTCGCATCAGCACGTTGAACAACGCTGACCCGTTGAATATTTCTTCTAAGCTCCGCGAAGGCTGGGAACCCGTCAAGGCTTCTGAGCATCCAGAGATTCGTTTGTTTGGTTCTTCGACCGATGGTCGTTTTCCAGACTCCGTTGAAGTGGGTGGTCTTTTGCTCTGTAAAACCCCGGTTGAGTTTGTGGAACAGCGTAATGCGTATTACAGCAATCAAGCTGAATCGCAGATGCAGTCCGTGGACAACAGCTATATGCGTGAAAATGATCCGCGTATGCCTCTCTTCAAAGAGCGGTCTACCAAGGTCACTTTCGGTAAAGGTACTTAACTTTTTTGGAGTTCTCAAATGGCAACTACCGCCTCCCCTTACGGTCTGAAAGCCGTAAACCGTAACGACGGCATGCCCTATGCCGGCGCTACATCGCAGTTCCTGATTAACCCAGCCGGCACCGGTACCAACTTGTTCTACGGTCAAGTTGTGATTCTGGATGCTGATGGTTACATCGCTCTGTCCACCGCCACTGGCGCTGACTTGACTACCAACAACCTCGGCGGCTCTGGCCTCGGCGCTATTGGTGTGTTCGTTGGTTGCTCGTACATCAACGCACAAGGCCAGCAAATCTACGCTCAGTACTACCCCTCCGGCACAACCGGCGTGGTGACTGCATACGTGGTGACTGACGACAGCGTGACTTTCCAAGCTCAGCTGGATGGTTCCGTGACTCAAGCCGCTCTTGGTGCGAACACTTTCTTTGCTGCCGTGCAGTCCACCTCTACAGGTTCTACCCGTACAGGTAACTCGACCAGCGCATTGGAGTCCACCGTTCAAACCGCCGCTGCTGCGTTCAAAATCATTGGCTTTGCATCCCCTGTGACTGACGCTTTCCCAGACGTTCTGGTGAAGTTCAATCCCGGCGCACACGCCTTCTCTAACGCCGTCGGCATCTAAGGAGTAACTCACCATGGCTATTTCACGCGCACAACTGCTCAAAGAATTGCTTCCCGGCCTGAACGCCTTGTTCGGCATGGAGTACGCACGTTACGGCGAGCAGCACAAAGAAATCTACGAAACCGAATCCTCGGAGCGTAGCTTTGAAGAAGAAACCAAGTTGTCTGGCTTCCAAGCCGCTCCTGTCAAGAACGAAGGCTCCGCCATCGCTTATGACAACGCGCAAGAAGCATGGACTGCTCGCTACACCCACGAGACCATCGCCCAAGGCTTCTCCATCACGGAAGAAGCTGTGGAAGATAACTTGTACGACAGCTTGTCCAGCCGCTACACCAAGGCCTTGGCCCGTGCAATGGCTTACACCAAGCAAGTCAAGGCTGCTGCGATCTTGAACCAAGGTTTCACTGGTTCCGGCAACCCCACTTACGGTGACGGCCAAGTTCTGTTCTCTACCGCTCACCCTCTGGTGTCTGGTGGCGTTAACAGCAACCGTCCTGCTACTGCTGCCGACTTGAACGAAACATCGTTGGAAAACGCTGTTATTCAGATCGCTGCTTGGACAGACGAACGCGGTCTGTTGATTGCCGCTAAGCCTAAGAAGTTGGTTGTTCCACCAGCACTGCAATTCGTTGCAACCCGCCTGTTGGAAACTGAACTCCGCGTCGGTACTGCTGACAACGACATCAACGCCATCAAGAACAACGGCTCCATCCCCGGTGGTTACACAGTCAACAACTTCTTGACTGACACCAACGCTTGGTTCCTGTTGACTGACGTGCCTAACGGTCTGAAGCACTTTGTGCGTTCGCCTTTGGCGAATTCCATGGATGGTGACTTCGATACAGGGAACGTCCGTTACAAAGCCCGCGAGCGTTACAGCTTCGGCGTGTCGGACCCACTGGGTATCTACGGCTCCCCCGGCGCTTAATCAGCGTTTATGGAGAAATGAGAAGGGCCCCTTGTGGGCCCTTTTCTTTTGGTGTATATTGCCAGCACTCCCGGACTTTTCCGGTGTATCTGACGGCTCCGGGCCGACGACATGCAGACAGATACGCCTCAACTCGCATGTGAGGAATCAGCATGAGCAATACCACCTACTCCGGCCCAGTTCGTTCTGAAAATGGCTTTCAAACCGTTTCTATTAGCTCCACGACTGGCGCTGTAACCGTTACTGGCACTTTGGGTCCAGCCACCAGCGTAGACAGCGTTACCGTCTCCGCCTTCCTTGACCTGCCAGCCATCCTGACTGCCGCTCTGCCTGCAGCAGCTGCTGGTAACGCTGGCCAAGTTCGCTTGATTAGCGACAACGGCTCTGGCAACAACGAGTACTGCTTGGTCATCAGCACTGGTGCCGCTTGGGTTACTGCCGTCGGCGCAGCCCTGAGCTAATTGATCTCGGGGGCCTCGGCCCCTTTTTTAAAGGAGATTGATTATGATGCAGACAGATGTAAAAGCCGCGCACCTTGACGCGAGCGGCATTGTTTTTGCAGGTCCTACTCGGGTTAAAGGTTACTCCATTTCCCCCGGCGGCACCGCTGGTGAAGTTGAGTTTTACGATAACGCGAGTGCTGCTAGTGGCACGATCCGTTTGACGCTTAACATTTCAACGAACCAAGCTCTTGATTCGCTGGCAATTCCGGGCGAGGGCATCAAGTTCTCCAATGGTGTTTACGTATCCCTGCCAGCCAACGCGCACTTGACAGTCTATTATGGCTAAGAAGACCCCCTCCCTTGCTGTCGGCCGTGGTGAAAAGCTGCCCGCCTCAAAGGGGGCTGGTTTGACCGCCAAAGGTCGTGCCTGCGAGTTGTGTGGCGTGGACATTGACCACAAAAAGTCAAACGCAAGGTTTTGTAGCCGAGAGCACAAACGTAAAACTTCTGATATGCAGCGGGACTATTCGGCGGAATACCAGCGCAACGCAGAAACAAGACGCGCCCAAGCGCTTGAGTACTACTACGCAAATCACGAGCAGGCCAAAAAACGGCAGCTGAACCGCCAAAAGCTACGCCCCGAAATTGCTTCTGCAAGCGCTGCAAACCGCAGGGCCATAAAGCTGCAACGAACCCCTGCATGGCTTACCGAGTTTGACAAGCTAAAGATTAGGTGCCTGCACTCCGTTGCGGCAATGCGTACCCGTGAAAACCAAGAGCCTTGGCATGTCGATCACGTAATCCCGCTTCAAGGTGATTTAGTGTCTGGTTTGCACGTCCCCAGCAATATGCGGGTGTTGCGTGGCAAAGAGAATATTTCAAAACACAACCGGTTTGAGGTGCTTTGATGGCAAACCAAATTGCAAAAACTACCAAAGGCAAGGGCCGCAACTATCTCAGCACAAAAGAAGGTGCTGGTATGACTGCGGCCGGTCGAAAAGCATACAATGCCAAAACAGGTAGCAGCCTTAAAGCCCCGCAGCCAGAAGGCGGCAAGCGCAAGGACTCTTTCTGCGCACGCATGAGTGGTATGCCGGGTCCAATGAAAGACGAGAAGGGCAAGCCCACTCGTAAAGCCGCGTCACTGGCGCGATGGAAGTGCTGAATCATGGAAATGATGCTTTGGAATGTAGCGCTCAGCGCCATCGTGGCTGTGATGGGTTTTCTGCTCAAGAGTAAATTCGACGAGCTGGATCGGCTGAGCATTTTGCTGAACCGCACCCGGGAAGAAGTGGCGCGTGATCACATCACTCGCACAGAATTCCGGGCGGACATGGCTCAGTTGCTGGATAGGTTTGACCGAATTGAGCGCAAGATTGACAATCTGCGCAACAAAACGGACGCATAAAATTCAATCGCGGTTAAACCCGCATTTTTAAAGGTGGTACACCATGGCTACAAAAATGAACGCTGGCTTTGCCGCAATGATGGAAAAGAAAAAGGGCGGCGCTGACGCGTTGGCCAAGCACGCTGCCAAACCCGCCTCCAAGGCTCACGCAGGCTTGAAGGCTGGCGGCATGACCAAGATGGGCGCAGTTAAGACAAGCTCAAAGCCCGACGGTATCGCTGTCAAAGGCAAGACCAAAGGCACCATGATCAAGATGGCCCGTGGCGGCAAAGCCTGCTAAGGAGAAAATTATGGCTACATCTGGTTTCGGCAAAGCATTCCGCGAAGCACGCGCTGCTGGCGATAAAACGTTTGAGTTCAACGGCAAGAAGTTCACCACGGAACTAGCCTCCCAAACCGAGCAGCCCTCCGTGGGCGGCAAAGTTTCGCGTGAGTACAAGTCTCGTGACGATCGTTCGCCACGCGCTCCAACAATGGTTCAGGGTTCAACTCGCACATCCATGGCCCGCAAGCCTGATGACGAGACTATGGCCAAGAGCGGTGAATCGCGTCGTGTCCGTAATATGCTCGACAGCGCGGCTGAAGCTACAGGTGCGATGCGCGGTGCGCGGTTAAACAGCGAAGAAAACACCGAAGCCTCCCCTGAGACATTCAAAAAAGGCGGCGCAGTGTCGGCCTCTCGTCGTGCTGACGGCATCGCCCAGCGCGGTAAAACTCGCGGCAAGGTGTGCTGACATGATGGCCAGCCGTGGCATGGGTGCCATCGCCTCATCGAAGATGCCCAAGGGCGTGCGTAAAGCTCGCCGGGATGACACCGACTTCACGCAGTACGCCGATGGCGGGAAAGTAGGACTGTATGCAAACATTAATGCAAAGCGCAAAAGAATTGCTGAAGGCTCTGGAGAGAAAATGCGAAGCGTTGGTAGCAAAGGTGCGCCAACTAAGCAAGCGTTCTTGAACTCAGCCAAAACCGCGAAGAAGTAAATCATGGCCACATCTGGAGTTGCAAACTTTAACGTCGATTTGACAGAAATCGTCGAGGAAGCGTTTGAGCGAGTGGGCTCCGAGATGCGGACTGGTTACGACTTGCGAACCGCTCGCCGTTCACTAAACCTGCTGTTTGCTGACTGGGCAAACCGAGGCATCAATATGTGGACGTTCGAGCAAGGCACGCAAGTGTTGACCCCGGGCGTGGCCACATATGAGCTGCCGGCCGACACGGTTGACCTTATGGAGCACGTCATCCGCACGGGCGCAGGCAGCGCATCGACGCAAGCCGACCTGACCATCACGCGCATAAGTGTTTCTACGTATGCCACGATCCCCAACAAGCTGACTCAGGCCCGCCCTATCCAGATTTGGATTGAGCGCCTGAACACGCCACGGTTCACTGTTTGGCCTGTGCCAGACAACACCCAGACCTACACGCTGGTGTACTGGCGTCTGCGCCGCATCCAGAATGCTGGTGAGGGTGTGAACACCATGGACATGCCGTTCCGTTTTATCCCGGCCATGATCGCTGGACTGGCCTATTACTTGGCGATGAAAATCCCCGGTGGCTTGGAGCGCCTACAGATTCTCAAAGCCCAGTACGACGAAGCTTGGGACCTTGCATCTTCCGAAGACCGGGAGAAAGCTGCCGTTCGATTTGTTCCTCGCCAGATGTTCATCGGAAGTGGTGTCTAAATGGCGAATCGTTTTGCTTCTGGCAAGCGGGCGATTGCCATGTGCGATCGCTGCGGTCAGCAGTTCAAGCTCAAAACACTCAAAACAGAAGTCATCAAGCAGCGCAAATACGAGCTGCTGGTGTGTTCTGAGTGCTGGGACCCGGATCAGCCTCAGTTGATGCTTGGAACCTTTCCTGTGGACGATCCACAGGCCCTGCGCAACCCTCGCAATGACACGACATACGTGACTTCCGGTATCGGGGTTGATGGGTTCAACGGAGGTGGCAGTCGGGACATTCAGTGGGGTTGGTCACCGGTTGGCGGCTCAAGCTTTTTTGACGCTGCGCTGACACCAAATAACTTGGTGGCGCAGGGTTTTGTTGGTACAGTCACGGTAGTGACGAATTAAGGAGTCCATCATGGCTTTTACAAAATCTGCTGACGGCATCGTGTCCAAAGGCAAAACCAAGGGCAAAAACCTTGGTGATAGCGGCCCCACAGTCGCAGCTCTGTCCGGCCGTGGCGGCAAAAGCGGCGGCGGAAAACTCAACGCCGACATGAAGACCATGGGTCGCGGCTTGGCTAAAATTGCAGCACAGAAGCGAGGCTAATCATGGCTACTTTCAGCAAAAAATTGATGGGTAAAGAAGTTGGCCAAGCCAGTGTCTATGCCAAGCCACACACCATGGACGGCAAGCCCGGTACTGGTGCGAAGGTCATGCAAGACCCAAACACTTTGGCTGCCAACAAGATGACCCAATACACGGCCACACCCCGTGTAAGTGCTGGTGATCCCGGTGCTAATGACGTCAAGACATCCGGCATCAAAGTTCGCGGCACTGGCGCAGCAACCAAGGGCCTGATGGCTCGCGGCCCAATGGCTTGAGGTGGCGATGAACTACACCCAGTTGACTGCTGCCATCTGCGATTACACGCAGAACTTCGATCAGGACTTCATTGACAACATCCCGGTGTTTGTCACGCAGGCCGAGCAGCGCATCTACAACACGGTGCAGTTCCCCTCGCTTCGCAAGAACGTCACGGGGTTGACTGAGACTGGGAACAAGTACCTCTCGTCCCCCGGCGACTTCTTGGCTGTTTACTCTTTGGCGGTGGTTGACGCCACCGGCGCGTACGAGTACCTGCTCAACAAGGATGTCAACTTTATCCGTCAGGCGTACCCCACTCCGTCGAGCACAGGCCTGCCCAAGTACTACGCTTTGTTTGGCCCAACGACAACAAGCGGCGCATCGCCCGTTATCACAAACGAGCTGTCGTTCATCATGGGTCCAACCCCTGCTGCCGCGTACACGGTCGAGCTTCACTATTACTACTACCCTGAGTCGATCAGCGTGGCGGCTTCTGGCCAGACATGGCTTGGCGACAACTTTGACTCCGTGCTGTTGTATGGCTCGTTGGTTGAGGCAATCACGTTCATGAAGGGTGAAGCCGACATGGTTCAGCTGTACAACACCAAGTACAACGAAGCACTGGCATTGGCTAAGCGTCTGGGTGATGGCATGGAGCGCAGCGATGCGTACCGCAACGGCCAGTACCGTATGGCACCATTGCCGCAAAACAACGGGGTGAGCTGATATGGCGTTTGACCAAACCCTTACCACGAGCTTCAAGCAGGACATCCTGCTGGGCGTGCACGACCTCGAAACCGACACCATCAAGATGGCGTTGTACTTGGCTACTGCCGACTTGGGTGCGGCCACCACGGTGTACAGCACAACGGGCGAAACGTCGGGAACTGGATACACGGCCGGCGGAGAGACGCTGACAGGTGTGACGGTGTTGACTTCTGGCACAACGGCCTACGTGGACTTTGCCGATCCCTCGTGGAGCCCGGCTGATTTCACTGCTCGCGGTGCCCTCATTTACAATGCCAGCAAAAGCAATAAAGCGATTGCCGTACTTGACTTTGGCGCTGACAAAACAGCCACCACATCTTTCACGGTGCAGATGCCCGCCAACACAGCGACAAGTGCGCTGATCCGCATTTCTTGAGGAACAAACATGTTTAACGAACAAGCAAAAGCTGGCGGTGTGTTCACGGTCCAGTGCCACGACCAAGACGGCAACCTGAAGTGGGAAGCGGCAGTGCCAAACCTCGTGGTCAACGAAGGCCTGCAGAACATGAACACCCAGTTCTTTAAGGGCAGTGCGTATACCGCTGCTTGGTACATGGGTTTAATTACCGGCCCCGGCTCTGGCGCAACGATTGCGGCCGCTGACACCTTGGCATCGCACTCTGGCTGGACTGAGTTCACCAACTACTCAGGGAACCGTCCGGCAATCACCTTTGGAACCGCCTCGACGGCCGATCCATCTGTAATCTCCAACTCCTCGAACCCCTCTTCGTTCAGCATCTCCAGCTCGGGCGGTGTGGTGGCGGGCGCATTTATTTGCTCAGTGACCACCGGAACATCCGGCGTGCTGTTCTCGGCATCTGACTTCCAGTCTCCCGGTGATCGAACCGTGGTTTCTGGGGATACGCTGAACGTCACATACACATTCAGCCTTGACGCTGCCTGATGGGGTAGCGGATGTTTAGCGGATCGGCTTTTGCGGCGGCTCCCTTTTCAGCCACAGGGTCGAACACGTTCAACTCCGCTATTGTTGAGGCTGCAGCCATACTCGATGAGTTTTTGGCTCGGGTTGTGTTCAATTCAACTGTTGCAGATTCAAGCACCGGAGCAGATGACGTTACGGTAAGCGCATCCGCGTTTACGGCGGCAGTTTCTGAGGCCGCGACAGGATCGGATGCCGTGGTTGTAAGCGCTTCCACGTTCGCCGCCATCGTAGCTGAGAGCAGCGTAGCCACCGACTCAGTCACTGTAGCGGCGTCCACGTTCAATGCCGCGCTTTCAGAGGCGGCTACCGCAACCGACATTGTGTCCACCTACATATTGTTTATTTGCGCTGTAGCTGAAGGAAGCGCCATAACGGATGTAGCAACTGCTCGACTGCTTTGGGAACTCATCAATGACAGTCAAACCACTGGCTGGGCAACGGTTAATACGGCACAATCCACCACATGGACGACTATTAACGACAGCGCCCCCACTACGTGGTCTGACATACCTACATTGGATTAAAAATGGCAATCGTTGTAAAAGACCGGGTACAGCAAACAAGCACAACCACAGGCACGGCAGACTTTGTGCTGACCGGTGCGGTGTCGGGTTTTCAGTCGTTTGCGGCCATCGGCAACACCAACACCACATATTACGCGGCAGTAGACCCAAACACAGGTGATTGGGAAGTCGGTATTGGCACATACAGCACCACCGGCCCCACGCTGACACGCACCACAGTTTTGGAATCCAGCAACACCGGAGCAAAAGTTGACTTTGCCGCCGGAGCTAAAAACGTCTTTTGTACGTACCCGGCAGAGAAGGCAATCTACGAAGAAGTCTCCGGTAACGTGCTGATCGATGGTGGCCCCATCACAGTCGTTGGCGATGGTGTCACAGGGTACTCCACATTTTCAGCCGCGCTTGGCGAGATGTATGCTGATGTCAACTCGTTCGCGCAGTTCTACGCGCAGAACTTGAACGACGGTGCGGATGCGTCTGCAGACATTGTGGCGTACAACGATTTGGGCGATGGGGTGAACAACTTCATCGACATGGGTATCAACAGCTCGAACTATTCGTCTGCTGTCTACCCCATCTTCACGGCCGGGTCAGGCTACGTTTACAACGACGGCGGAGAGCTGATTATCGGTAGCGCCACGGACGATGTGGTGCTGTTTGCTGGCGGCGTGGACACCACTGACGAAGCCATGCGGATCAACAAGACGACGCTGGAAGTGACGACCACGGCCGATGTTACGGTTGGCGGCGCACTGGATGTAACCGGCGCTGCGGTGTTTGGCTCAACAGTTCTTCTGGATGCCAACCCAACAACAGCTTTGCAAGCGGCGACCAAGCAGTACGTTGACAACCAAGTGACCGCTGGTTTGCATTTGCATGAGCCTGTGCTGGTAGAGACCACCGCCAATCTGACAGCTACTTACGCGCAGGGCGGCACGACATTCAACATCACCGACATCACCAGCACCACGACTGTTACCACGTCCGCAAGCCACGGTCTGTCTGTTAACGACCAGATTTGGCTGTACAGCACCGCAGGCAACGGCCTGTCCACGAACACAGCGTACTTTGTGTTTTCGACACCAGCGGCCAACCAGTTAACTCTATCTTTGACTTTTGACGGAACGCAGATCACAGGTTTGACAAACGCCTCCGGTTTGACGTACGCAACCCGAGCCAACTCCGGTATTGGCGCTACCCTTACCAACTCTGGTGCGCAAGCCGCGTTGGCGGTTGATGGTGTATCCCTCTCCGTTGCAGATCGCGTGATGGTGCGCTTGCAAACAGCTGGCGCAGAGAATGGCGTTTACACAGTCACCACAGTGGGTGACGGATCGACCAACTGGGTGTTGACCCGAGCCACAGACTCAAACAAAGTAAACCCGGCCGACCCGGATGGCGTTGGCACCGGGGATTATTACTTCACCCAATCCGGCACACTGAACGCAGGTGACTCGCACGTCCTAACGACCGAGCCCAATACGATGATTATTGGGTACACCACGCTGACCTACACGCAGTTCAGCGGTTCCGTGGACTACACGGGCGGCACCAACATCAGCGTTATCGGGCAGACAATCAACGTATCTGGGACGATTGCCGCTACTTTGGGCGGCACAGGCACAAGCGCAGTTGCAACGGGCGATCTGCTGTACGGCTCGGGCACCAATACATGGAGCAAGCTTGCTGCGGGCGCTGCGTACAAGTCTTTGGTGATGAACGCTGGCGGTACAAACGTTGAGTGGAATGCCGTTCCTTTGAACCAGTCAGGCGCTGTTTCTGGCGCACTGGCAGCTACCAACGGCGGTACAGGCCAGAGCGCTTACGCGGTTGGCGACATCTTGTACTCCGGGTCAACAAACGCGCTGGCAAAGCTGTCAGGCAACACCACGACCACCAAGAAATTTCTGAACCAGACAGGCACAGGCTCCGCATCGGCAGCTCCTTCGTGGGATGCGCTGTCTTCTGGAGACATCAGTGGCTTGGGGACCATGGCAACGCAGAACGCCAACAACGTTGCCATTTCTGGTGGTACGGTTACCGGCGTGGCCATCTCTGGTGCCTCAACGATCAATGCTTCCGTGATTGGGGGCTCAACTCCCGCAGCCATTACGGGCACAGTCGTCACGGGCAACGCATCAGTGATTGCTGGCAACGGCATTTTTGTCAACGCGATCAGCATTACTCAAGACCAGACCATTGCGGTTGGGAATAATGCCGGTTCTTTCGGCCCAGTTTCTGTGGCGTCTGGGGTGACGGTGACGGTATCTTCTGGCTCCGTATGGACCGTGGTGTAAAGGAAAAAACATGACTATTGTCTTGAACGGAACAACGGGCATCACCAATGATGGTGGCTACACAGGTGACGGTGTAGTCTTTGCTGACACGACCCCTGCGAATACACTGGTGACCACTACTGGTGGTAACGTGGGTATTGGGACGAGTTCTCCTGCTTATAAGTTGGATGTGTCAGGTCAAATCACTACTCGCGGCTCTATTGGGGCGCTTGTAGTGCAGCCCCGCGATGGCAGTGGCGCAGAGTGGTCTGTCTACAACCCAACTGGTGATGATTTGCGTTTCTTTGGAAACAGTGATGACCGCATGGTTTTGACCAACTCCGGCAACCTCGGCTTGGGGGTTACTCCGAGTGCTTGGGCTTCGTCTGTTAAAGCATTGGAGCTGCCAACAGGGGCGTTTTACTCGTTTGCTTCCGGTTCTGTTTCTAACTTTTACAGCCTTACCAACGCCTACCTAAACGGCGCAGGCAGCCCAATCTACAAGCAGTCATCTTTTGCTACACAGTATCTGCAAACAGCAGGTCAGCACCAGTGGTACACCGCCCCCTCCGGCACAGCAGGTAACGCTATTAGCTTTACTCAGGTGCTAACAGTGGCTGCTGATGGAAAAGCTACGTCGACGGCTGTTGGTGTTGACAACAACTTCACCTTGAATAGCACAGCGGGTGCGTATTCCACGACTCTTACGCTGGCCGCTGCCGGTGGGGGTGGTTCGACAATCAATGCTACGGGAGCATCTTCGGATTACTTGCGTTTTACGATTACCGGCTCAGAACGCGCCCGTATCGACTCCAGCGGTAACTTGCTGGTGGGGACTACGACAAGTTCCGCACGGCTTACCGTCCAAGCCGATAGTTCTGTTGTTCAGCCTGTTGTTTTTAATACCACTGCGTCTGGTACTGGTGCAACTTCATTGGTTCGCTTTCGTCGAAACGGCACTAACGTAGGCGAGATTGAGGTAACGGGCAGCGCCACAACCTACGCTACGTCCTCTGACTACCGCCTGAAAGAAAACGTGCAGCCCATGACAGGCGCATTGGCAAAGGTGCAAGCACTCAAGCCTGTAGCATACAAGTGGAAGATTGACGGATCAAGTGGCGAAGGCTTCATTGCCCATGAGTTGCAAGAGTTCTGCCCAGACGCTGTTACTGGCGAAAAAGACGCAGTGGATGCCGAGGGCAACCCCAAGTACCAAGGCATCGACACCAGTTTCTTGGTTGCCACCCTGACAGCAGCCATCCAAGAGCAGCAAGCCATCATCACCGCTTTGACCGCCCGAGTTGAAGCACTGGAAGGAACACAACCATGAGCCTCGTAAAAGTCCAAGGCAACGCCAGCGGCACAGGTACGCTGACCATTGCCGCACCGAACACAAACTCGGACCGCACACTGACGCTGCCTGACCAAACAGGCACTTTGTTGACGGGTTCTGGCGCTATCAGCGTAAACGCATCTGCCCCTGTGCCATCGGTGTCTGTTGGTGCCAGCGGGAATGTGGGTATTGGGACGAGTTCGCCGAGTGGATTGCTTCATTTGGCTGGTAACACAGCGGCGACAACAGCGCCCTCCATTGTTCTTCAAGATACAGGCACAACCGCAACTCGTCTTGGTAGCCTGACAAATGATGGCGGTGATCTGGTCTTGGCTATGACTGCAAGTCTCACGGATTTGAGGTCTGCTATCACGCTTTTTGATGACAGAAAAATTAGTTTTACCACCAATGCCACAGAGCGTATGCGCCTCGACTCCTCCGGCAACCTCGGCTTGGGGGTTACTCCGAGTGCTTGGGCAACAAGTATTGGATTAAAAGTACTTCAAGTTAGCGCAACAGGTTCTGTGTATAACTATTCATTTGGAGGCAACAACTTCACTGCTATTTCAGATAACATTTATTTGAATTCAGGAGGCAGCGCAACGTACATCACAACAAACACTGCATCGCAGTACAGGCAGACTGTGGGCCAGCATCAATGGTTTACAGCAGCCTCCGGCACAGCAGGTAACGTTATTAGCCTTACTCAGGCGATGACGCTGGATGCGAGTGGGAATTTAATGGTTGGAGCTACATCAAATGGCGGTGGTAAATTAGAAATTAAGCAATCTGCAAACAATGAGGCAGGTATTTGGACTTACTCATCAAGTACAGATAGTAATGGGCGTTTTTATTGCGATAACTCTGTTGTTGGTATTGCCGCTTCTTATTCGTCAACTGGTTCATATTTACCGATAGTTTTTAAAACCAGCAACGCAGAACGCGCCCGTATCGACTCCAGCGGTAATTTTATTGTTGGCGCTGGCTCACAAAGTCAGCCGGGGTATGGGAACAGCGTTACTGGAGCTGCGTTAAACAGTGACGGTCAGACTTTTATATCTTCGGTAGGTTCGCCCTGTTTCTTTAACCGCACGGCTGATGGAACAATTGTTGCCTTTCTTAGCGGTGGCACTACGGAAGGAACTGTCTCCATCTCGGGCACAACCACCTCATACAACGGTGGTCACTTGTCTCGCTGGGCGCAAACAACCACCGCCAAAGACGAATCTTTGGTCAAAGGCACTGTGTTGTCTAACTTGGACGAGATGAACGTCTATGTGGACGCTGACGGCAACCCCGTCGCAAACGAGCAGCTGAACAAGGTCAAAGTTTCGGACGTTGAAGGCGATGCCAATATTGCTGGTGTGTTCGTCAACTGGACGTATGATGAAGCTCACAACGTGGACGAGATCAACATGGCAATGACCGGCGATATGATTATCCGCATTGGCCAAGGCGTGACCGTCCAGCGTGGTGACTTGCTGATGTCTGCCGGTGATGGCACTGCCAAGCCGCAGGGTGACGACATTGTTCGCGCCAAGACTGTTGCCAAAGTTACGTCAACCCATGTCACTTGCACGTACGCAGACGGATCGTTCTGTGTCCCCTGCGTGTTGATGGCTTGCTAAGGAAAAACATGAGCACCGTAATCGCCAAGAACGTGCAGGTCGGAACATCCGGCACTGCGTCAAACAACTTCACGCTGTACCAGCCAACATCACCAGACGGCACAGTGCGCCTTGCCAACGGCAACAGCGGTACAACCACCGACCTTGTGACGGTTACATCGGCGGGTAACGTAGGTGTTGGGACGAGTTCGCCAAGCTACAAGTTGGATGTAACAGGCCAAGCACGAGCAACTACTGGTTTTGCGGTAAGTACTGATGGCTCGGCTTTCACACCTTCTGGTTTGAACGCAATTCCAAACTATGGTCTTGGATACATCACCAGCACGTCTATTTCAACGGTGGCTGGATTTGGCGGTGTTTCTTTCTACACAAACCAAGCAGAACGCGCCCGTATTGATGGCAGCGGTAACTTGCTGGTGGGGACTACAACATTTAACCCTGCGGCTGGTACGGCAGGGTTGTCAATGGGAAGTACTGCTAGTCTTAGTGGTGGCGGTTGGGGAATTATTTATGGGTCAACTTCGACAGCCAGTAGCTATGCTGCATACTTCAAAAACCCAAACGGTGCTATTGGTTCCATTATTACTTCCGGCTCAAGCACGGCTTACAACACAGCTTCAGATTACCGTCTAAAAGAAAATGTGCAACCAATGATGGGCGCTTTGGCTGTTGTACAGAGACTGAAGCCTGTTACTTACACTTGGAAAGTTGATGGCTCTAACGGGCAAGGTTTTATCGCTCACGAGTTACAAGAGGTTGTGCCTGATTGCGTAACAGGTGAAAAGGATGCTATCGACGTTGATGGCTCTATTTCACCTCAAGCCATCGACACGAGCTTCTTGGTTGCTACTTTGACCGCAGCCATCCAAGAACAGCAAGCCATCATTGAGCAACTCAAAGCAGATGTAGCGGCTTTGAAAGCCAAAGCGTAAAATCCGCTAAACAGAGGAACGAACATGAGCACCTACTCGCCAGACCTTCGCATCGAACTCATCACCACCGGCGATCAAGCCGGTACGTGGGGCGTTACGACCAACACCAACTTGGCTTACGTCGTGGAGCAGGCGATTGCTGGCTACGTTTCAGTCTCGGTTATTTCCGCCAACCAAGCGCTGACCTACATCAACGGGGGCTCAGCAACGGCCGCAGACAACCAAGCGGTTCATGCCGCCCTTGCGCTGACAACCACCACGACCGCAAACTTTGCCGTATACGCGCCACCCGCCTCTAAGCAGTACACCATTTACAACGCCAGCAGCTACACGGCCACCATCTACAACTCGACGGTGATTGGCAACACGACTGCCGCAGGTACGGGCGTGGCAATTCCTGCAGGCAAGACCTTGGCGGTGTGGTCTGACGGCACAAATTTCGCAGCCCAAAGCAACTACCTCTCTGGCGATGTTGTGGGTAACGTCACAGGTAATGTCACGGGCAACGTCACGGGCAACGTCACCGGAAACCTTAATGGCAACCTGACTGCCGCAGCCCCAACTGCTGCAACCCAAACGTACGGCACGAGCAGCACGGCAATTGCGACTACCGCTTTTGTTCAAGCTGCGCTGCAAGCCTTGCACCCCGTTGGCTCCATCTATATCAACGCAGGCGTGACCACAAACCCAGCCACGCTTTTTGGCTTTGGCACATGGGTGGCTTTTGGCGCAGGCCAAGTCATGGTTGGCTTGAATGGCAGCGACCCGCTGTTTGACGCTCTGGAAGAAACCGGCGGTAGCAAGGATGCTATTGTTGTAAGTCATACACACACCTTCAGCGCCACCACGAGCACCATCGGGGATCACGCGCACGACGAGAATCACTACAGCAGTAACGGTACGGGCGATGGCCCCGGCCCCGGCGCAAGCTGCTGCGGTGGCTCCATTATTGATTCCGGTGTCAACACGGGATCGGCAGGCTCTCACTCTCACACTGTGTCAGGTACGACATCTAGTGCTGGTTCAAGCGCCACCAACGCCAATCTCCAACCGTACATTACCGTGGCAATGTGGAAGAGAACAGCATGACAATCCAAGATGTAGATTCTCCAGAAAACCGCAACGCGCAGCCTGAGCCTGATGTGGTGGCTCAGCGCAGGGCTTTGTGTGAAGCCTGTGAGCACAAGAAGCCCGTTGGGCTTTGTGGGAAATGTTTGTGCATCATTCACCTCAAGACCAAGTGGAAAGACCAGAAGTGCCCCATTGGCAAATGGTGAGCGCCTATTGAGATGAACGATGATCGATCCAGTTTCGGCCTTCATGATGGCCTCTGCCGCCTTCAATGGCGTCAAGCAACTTGTTAAGACCGGACGTGAAATCGAGGATGTTGTTGGCCAGATCGGCAAATGGTACGGCGCTGCAGCTGATTTTCAGAAAGCAGCCAACAGCAAGAAGAACGTCAAGCCCAAGCTGTTCGGTGTCACGCAGCAAGGTTCCGTAGAGGAAGAGGCACTCACCTTCGTGGTGTACCAAGAGAAGATTTGGCAGCAAGAGAAAGAACTCAAGACGCTGATCTACTACCGCTACGGGGAAGATGCGTTCAACCGGATGATGACCAAGCGCACCGAGATTGCCAAGGAGCGCGAGAAGGTCGAGAAGGAGCGCAGGGATGCGCTGGCCAAGTTTTGGGATGACGTGATCTGGTCTGTGGTGATTTTCATCATGGTGAGCATGCTGGTCTTTGGGGGCTACGTGTATTTCAACTGGGTAATCAAGCAGCCGGAGCCGATCAAGATCAAGAAAAAGGCGGAGATAATTGACCGCAGAAAGTATTACGGACATGAGGTGGAGTTATGGCAGACGATAAGCTGAGTCCTGACGGGACGGTAGACAAGGTGTTGGCCTATGTGACCAGCCCTTTCCGCCTGTTTGCCATCGTGCTGATGGCCGTGCTGACGTTTGGCGGGTACTTCATCTGGCAGAACCAAGACCTGCTGATTGGCGCGTACAAAGAATCCAAGCGGATGCCCAGCATCGAAGAAGACCGGGTTGAGGACGCTGCTGCCCACCTGTTCAAAAACACCAACGCCACCATCGTGGCCGTGTTCAAGGTCAACCCAATGTTCGGCACCCGAGTGCTGTACCGCGCATACACCAAAGAAGGCCGGGACAAGACCAACGACGGACTGGATGTGGGACTGTTTACACAGAACGCCAGCAACAACGCCGATGTGGTCAGGCTCATGGCAAACGAGATTCCCTGCGGCGAGTACCGCGCAGCGCAGTCTGAAATGGGGCTTTGGTACATCGCCAAGGGCGTGACGTACACCTGCCGCATCAGCGTGCCACCAGAGCCAAGTCGCTTTGTGGGCCAGATCACAGTGGGCTGGGAGACTGAGCCACTTGACATCGAGGTCGCACGGACCATGATGGACATCGCAGCAACCATGCTTTCAAGGAGTAAACAGTAATGGACTGGTTAAAACAAATCGCGCCGACTATTGCTACCGCTATGGGTGGGCCGCTCGCTGGTATGGCTGTGTCGGCCATCTCCAAGGCCATCGGTGTTGAGCCTGAGAAAGTGGGGGGCATGATCTCCAACAACAAGCTGTCGGCCGAGCAGATCGCACAGGTCAAGATTGCCGAAATCGAGCTGCAAAAGCAGGCGCAGGAACTTGGCTTGAACTTTGAAAAGCTCGGGGTCGAGGACCGCAAGTCAGCCCGTGAGATGCAGGCCACCACCCGCAGTCTGGTTCCCCCTGCTCTGGCTGGCATCGTCACAATCGGGTTTTTTGGCATTTTGGGGATGATGCTGTTTGGCAAAGTTGACGCCAACAACCCCGCCATCTTGATGATGCTCGGCAGTCTGGGCACAGCTTGGACCGGCATCATTGCCTACTACTTCGGCTCGTCTGCTGGCTCTCAGGCCAAGACTGACCTTCTCTCCAAAGCACCTGCAATCAAGTAAGGACACACCGTGATTACCGCTGAACAGCTCAAAGAACTGCACATTGATGACGACTGGCTGGAGCCTCTGAACGAGGCATTTCAGCGCTACGAGATCAACACCCCGCTGCGGATGGCTGCATTCATCGGGCAGTGCGCCCACGAGTCCGGCAACTTTAAGACCCTGCAGGAGAACCTGAACTACAGCGCCGAGAGCCTGTGCCGGGTTTGGCCAAGCCGTTTCCCAACATTGGATGCCGCCAAGCCGTACCACCGCGACGCTGACAAGATTGCCAACAAGGTCTACGGCGGTCGTATGGGCAACGGGACCGAGGAGACGGGGGAAGGCGGCTTGTACAAGGGCCGAGGCCTGATCCAGCTGACCGGCAAGGACAACTACACCCTGTGCGGCGATGCCTTGGGCGAGGACTTCATCCACTCCCCGGACCTGATCCTGTCTCCAAAGTACGCAGCCTTGAGCGCGGCATGGTTTTGGAACAAGCGAGGCCTGAACAAGGAGGCTGATGCCAAGGACTACACCGGGATGACAAAAAAGATCAACGGTGGTGTAATTGGGCTCGAAGACCGCATTAAGCACATCAACCACGCGCTGGCCGTGCTCACCTAAGAGGACAACATGCCACTGCAAAAGCTACTGCTGCGCCCCGGGGTAAACCGGGAATCCACATCACTGGCCAACGAAGGCACTTGGTTCGAGATGGACAAGGTGCGCTTTCGCTCGGGTTTCCCTGAGAAGATTGGCGGCTGGACGCTGGATACAGGGACGGCAGATGCAACACTGCAGCCACCAGCAGGCTCGTTCTGGGGTGTGGCACGCTCGCTGTGGAACTGGGTCACCTTGTCCGGTTTCAACTTGATGGGTGTCGGTACTAACCTGAAGTACTATATCCAGCAGACGGCCGGTGGTGATTTTTACGACATCACACCACTCCGAGACACCGCAACCGTTGCATCAAACGCCTTTACTACGACCAACGGCTCTACCACTGTCGTCATAAATGACGCTGGTCACGGCGCTCAGACCGGAGATTTTGTCACCATCTCTGGAGTTGGCGGTGCTGTAAACGGCATCCCTGCTGCTGCGCTGAACTTGGAGTTCCGTATCACGTACATCACGTCAGGTACGTACAGCATTACGGTATCATCCCCTGCCACATCTACTGGCACAGCTTCTTCTGGAGCCACTTTTGCATATCAAATTTCCACGGGTAGCGACATCTACACGGTGGGCGTCGGCTGGGGTGCTGGTGGCTGGGGCGGTAATTCTGAGGGCACTTTGACGGGCTGGGGTATCGCAGCGCCCGCTGGTCTTGGCATTGGCATTCAGTTGCGCTTGTGGAGTCAAGACAACTACGGCCAAGACCTTGTGCTTAACCCTCGCAACGGTGGCTTATATCTTTGGAAGGTGAACGCCAGCCCATCGATTTACGATCGTGCTGTGCTGCTGTCGTCAACCAGTCCATCGCCGTATACGACTGACACAAGCTGCCCGACCGTGGCAAGCGCAGTTGCGGTGTCGGATGCCTCCCGTTTTGTTATTGCTTTTGGTTGTAACGATTACGGCTCAAGCGTTCAAGACCCGCTGCTCGTGCGCTGGTCGGATCAAGAGGACTACACGCTGTGGGAGCCTGCCGCAACAAACCAAGCAGGCAGCTACCGCCTGAGTACGGGCTCATCCATTGTTGCGCACCAGCAAACTCGTCAGGAGATTTTGGTGTGGACTGACGCGGCCGTGTATTCCATGCAGTACCTTGGCCCTCCGTATGTCTGGGGATTCCAGATCATGGGAGAGAACATCTCCATTGCCGGTCCCAACGTTGCATCCGTGGCCTCTAACGTGACCTACTGGATGGGCTACGACAAGTTCTACATGTACTCCGGTCGTGTGGAAACGCTGTATTGCCCACTTCGCCAGTACATTTTTGGTGACATCAACTTCCAGCAGCAGTACCAGTTTTTCTCTGGTACCAACGAAGGCTTCAATGAGGTCTGGTGGTTTTATTGCTCATCCAACTCCACGGTAATTGATCGCTATGTGATCTACAACTACTTGGAAAAGAGCTGGTCGTACGGGAATATGGCCCGCACCGCTTGGACTGACACGCCTTTGCGCGAGCATCCGACTGCCGCTGGTTACGACGGTCAGTTGATTTATCACGAAGACGGCGTGGATGACGGCACGACAAACCCGCCAAGCCCAATAACCTCATACGTGCAGTCGGCCGACTCCAATATTGGCGATGGCCACAATTACGGGTTTGTCTGGCGCGTGATACCGGACATTACGTTTGACGGCTCTACTGTAGACCGGCCATCCGTGACGATGACGCTCAGGCCTCGTCAAAACCCCGGCGCAGCATATACCTCGGATGCCACCACCGTGACCAGTGCGCAGAACTACCAAGGCCAGCGCAACTACGTGGTGCAGCAGTTCACTGAGATTGTGTATGTCCGTGTTCGCGGCCGACAGATGGCGTTCAGAATCGGCTCTGACGGGCTTGGCGTGCAGTGGCAATTAGGCGTTCCATCCCTCGATATTCGTCCAGATGGGCGTCGTTGATTTATGAGCCAAAAGAACGTACGAGCCCCCATGCTGCCGGTCGCTCCGGTAGAATACGACGCACAGTTTATGAACCAAGTGCTGCGTATTCTGCGGTTGTATTTCAACCAGCTGGATAACACTGGTCCGATGGCGGCGTCAACACAGCAAGTAAACGGAAACATTGTTGCCGCATTGAGCTTTATTAAGCCCGATCCAGCCAACCCAAATACGTTTACGCTTAGCTTGCCAAGTCAGGCGGATTTGAGTAACCTCCGGGTGGGGGATGTCTACTATGACAGCACTGCCGGGAACGTATTGAAAGTAAAGACATGAGCCTGCAACTTGCCGCACAACACATGGCGTCCCGTGGCCGGGGGCCAGACACTACCCTCGTCCACATGGCACCACAGGAAGTGGCTGGCCTGCAGGCGCTTGCTAAGGCGCATGGCGGATCGTTGACCATCAACCCCGATACAGGCTTGCCCGAGGCGGGCTTTTTGTCGAGCATCTTGCCAATGTTGGCCGGTGCGGCGTTGACTGCAACCGGTATTGGTGCTCCTTTGGCTGCGGCTATGGTAGGCGGCGGCTACGGTTTGGCAACTGGAAGCCTGAAGAAAGGCCTGATGGCCGGCTTGGGCGCATACGGGGGTGCTGGTTTGGCTGGTAGCATCATGGGCACTGGTACGGCTGCGGCGCAACAGGCGGCGATGGCTGGAGTTGATTCCCTTGCAGGCACTGGCGTTGGCAGCGCTCAAGGCATAAACGCCATGGATGCTTTGTCGGATGCTGCAACGCAAAGCCTGAGCCCTTCTGCTGCCGCAGCAACGCCCAGCTACAACGTGATGACCGGCGGTTTTAGTACTGATCCGGGATTGGGCCTAGTCCCCACTCCCCCTGCGGCCACCCCTGTCCCACCAACACTTGCAGCCCAAGCGGTTCCAACAACCACGCAAGCACCCGCACTAACGCAGCAAGGTTTGCTTAACGAGGCTGCAGCTCGCGTTACTCCCGGAACCGAGCTTTTCAAACAAGCTGGCGGGTCTTATATGGATACCGCAAAGACTGGTCTTGGCGCGATCATGGATAAGCCTGAGCTGCTTTTCAACAAGGACAACCTGAAGTACGGTCTGGCTGCTGCGGCTCCTTTGTTGTTTCAAGAGCAAGAGCAGAAAGCCCGGAAGGAAGAAAAGCCCTACGAGTATGAGTTCAACTACGGCCGCGTTGACGATCCAAACGCTGGTTATACCGGCCCGTACACTGGCGAGCGCACATACTTCAACCCAGTATTCACGCGCAAAGCTGCCGGTGGTGGCTTGATGGATATTGGCCCCTTGGAAGCCATGTCAAACCGAAACCAAGCCGAAACCATTATGTCCAATGGTGGTCAGATGTTTGCTGAAGGCGGTGAAACAAGCGCGGTTAGCAAGGTCGAAGACAACCCCTTCTACACCATGACCGGCCAATCTGGTGATGCGTTCAAATACCTGATGGGTCAAGGCCCAAAGACTGCACCAGCCGCTGCGCCTGCTGCGCTGCTTGAGCCCGTAAAGTTCGTAGCGGGTTCTGCCGATTTGGCAAAAGAAACTGGCGACCTAGATAACAGCTATGTTTTTAACCCGTCTACCGGCGCATTTACATCAATTGGCGAAACGGTGAAAAACACTTCACCAGCCGCTGCTGCACAATATTACAGTGGCGGGGACTCTCCGGGCCGTGTAGGTGTAACCGATAAACAAGCGGCTGTGTTTGACTTCATGAACACGCCAGCAGGCCAATCTTACAAAGACGCTTACGGGGCGGCTAACAGCAAAGCGATTGGCTCGTTTATGCCCGGTTCTATTTTTACGGGCGCACTCAAGGGCGAGTTCACAGACCCATTTTCTGCGCTCCGAGAGGCTAGTTCTGTGTATTCCGCAGCCGAGCAGGCAGCAAGAGATTCTCGTATTGGAAACTTGCCAACGGGCTATGAAGGTGTTGGTGGTCCCGGCACGTACAGCGGCTCAGTCAGCGACCCTTCGCAGTCGTATGGCGGTGGCGACACCACATCCGCCTCTTCGGCAGACTCTACCGCATCCGATAATTCGGGCGTTGGCGGCTGGGCTTACGGCGGCTTGATGGCACTGGCTGGCGGCGGCCAAAGCCACTTGGGCGACTACTCAGATGGCGGTCGTTTGTTGCGTGGTCCCGGCGATGGCGTGTCGGACAGCATACCTGCTTCGATCGGTGACAAGCGACCTGCCCGTTTGGCTGATGGTGAGTTTGTGGTTCCAGCCCGCATTGTGTCTGAGTTGGGCAACGGCTCGACAGAAGCAGGCGCACGCAAGCTGTATGCCATGATGGACCGAGTGCAAAAAGCCCGTGGCAAAACCGTGGGCAAAGACCGGGTTGCGGTTAATTCAAAAGCTGAGAAAATGCTGCCAGCATGATGGATATATCGCTGGTTCCTGTTGGGCAAGTTGCTGCAGCCATTCCGGCTGTTCTACCTTTTCTCAGTGAATCAGCGCAATGGACACGCGGTCGATCGACGGAAGACGACATTCTGAATTTTGTCCTCAATGGAAAAATGCACCTTTGGGTTGTGCATGACGATCGCACGGCGATGGGTCATATCATCACCGAGGTGAAGCAGTACCCTCAGTGCAAGATGCTCACCATCCAGTATTGCGCCATGGTTCCCGGCACAATGGAAGCTGTGGAAGAGAAGATGCAGGAGCTGGCCACCGGTGCTGCGATTGGTGCCGGTTGTGCTGGAATTGAATTTGTGGGCCGGCCCGGATGGCGGCAAACCGCCCAGAAGTATGGGTATGAGGTGCAGAGTGTGATGTACCAGAAATTTTTTGAGGTTAAATCATGAGCTATTCCCGTCGAGAACTCTACGCCATGGGCGAACCACTTGGCAATGGCGCTACCCGCAAAGAGGGTGGTCGTACCATCTATGGTGACGGCGGCAGTAGCTCCAACCCAACCGAGCAGACCGTAAAGCAAGACTTGCCAGACTGGGCAATTCCGTATGCCAAGCAAGTTCTGGGTAAGGGTTCGGCGCTGGCGGAATCCCCATATCAGACTTACGGCGGGGAAAGAACAGCACAGTTCACACCACTGCAGCAGCAGGCCTTCCAAGGCGCAGGGGCAATGACGCCTTCTGCCGCCACGGGGCAGGGCATTGATGTTGCTGGTCAGGCTACGCAGAGGGCTTTGGGCACAACATACGATCCATACCAAACAGGTCAGTTCGGTGCTCAGGCTGGTCAGTACATGGACCCTTACATGCAGAATGTGGTGGGCATCCAGCAGCGCGAAGCTCAGCGTCAGGCTGAAATTGCGGGCACACAGCGCAACGCTGATGCAGTGAGGGCTGGCGCGTTTGGCGGCGGTCGTCAGGCCATTGTGGAAGCAGAGGCTGCTCGCAACTTGGCTACCCAGAAGGGTGATATTCAGGCTCGCGGTCTGCAGGACGCCTATAGTCGAGGTCAAAACCAATTCAACACAGAGCAGCAGCTGCGCGAGCAGTCGCGGCAATACGGCTCAGGACTTGGGCTTCAAGGTCTTCAGGCCGCCATTACGGGCGCAGGCCAGCTCGGCGCTCTGGGTAGCCAGCAGTTCGGCCAAGGCATGGACATCAATAAGCTGCAGAACACATACGGCACTCAGCAACAACAGCAAGTGCAGAATATTCTCAGCCAGCAGTATCAGGATTTCTTGGATCAAAAGAAGTTCCCGTACCAGCAGCTGGAGTTCCAATCCAACCTGTTGCGCGGCACCCCTTCCGGCTCTGTGTCCAGTATGTACACAGCCGCCCCAAGCTTGGGTTCTCAGGTTGTGGGAGCTGGCACCGCACTATACGGCGCAAGCAAGATGGCCAAAGGCGGCAAGGTATCCGACGCTAAGATCAAGCGCGAAACCAAGCGTTCTGGTTTGGTTGATCTTGCACTCTCAAAAATGTAAGGCAGGTCAGCATGGTAAACATTGAGCAAATCACCTCCACTCTGGCCAAGTTGCCAGACCAAGCCCTGCAGCGCTACGCCATGATGCACAAGGATGACCCTTACATCATGTCTCTGGCCGTATCTGAATCCAAGCGCCGCAAAGAAATGCGTGCTGCCGGTCAGGTTCAAGGTATGCAGCAGCAACCCAAGGTGGTTGATCAGGCCGTTGCGGAGATGGCTCCTCAGCAGCAGATGCCATCCATGCCTGAAGAGCAGGGCATCGGTGCGTTACCTGCTGCCGCGCAGATGAACTTTGCCGATGGCGGCATCACTGGTTATGCTGGTGGCGGTCAGGTTGAGCGGTACAGCGGAGAGAGCGGCTCGTTTACTGGCGTTCCTTACGCCGATGTCCCGGCTTCAATTGCTGCAATTGGAGTTCCTGCTGCGATTTACCAACAAGCCTCAAGCTTGGCAACGCGACTGGGTACCAGTGTTTCTTCCGTGCTGGCTCGCATGGGCTATGACGTGGCAAAAGCTGGCGTAAGCGGCCTCGCGGGTGCCGGGAAACTGGCAGCAACAGGTCCGGGCCAAGTCGTTTTGGCTGGCGGCATCCCTGCGACGCAGTTTGCCACGGATGTGATGGCCAGCAGCCCAAAGCTGCGAGAGGCTTATTTGGATAATCCAATGATGGGCGCAATGGACCCGAACGGCGCTTTGGCTGCGGCAATTTTGGATCAGTCGGCTTCCGGTTCAGGAGGGAAGGCAACTCAGTCGTCACAAGCTCAAACTTCAGCCGCTCCGACTGCAGCGCAGGGCGCGCCAACATCCAAACCAGAAGACATCAGCGGAATTGATCGGCGACTTGCCACTCCCGGTGCAATTTTGCCAATGTCGGCAAACATCACCAGAGAAGGTGCTGGCGGCGGAGAAGGTAAGCGCAATCTTGGCGCGGGTTCGCGGGAACTTGGCGCAGGCGTTCCTAGGGCTGCAGCTCCAGCCATGTCTATTGAGGATCGCTTCCTTGCGGCTCAAAATAAGATGACTTCCCAGCCAAATCCTTTTGCGTCTCAAGAATCTGCGTTTCAATCTGAGGCAGAGAAACTGGCCAAGGATACTCTTGCCAGTGTTGATGCACGGCAGGCTTTGTTTAAGGATGCCTTCAAAGGCCGAGAGGGTCGCTTAGAAGAGCGGGCTAAAGAACTGGAGAAATCCAAAGACGCGAACACCGGCTTGGCTTTCCTTGAGGCTGGCTTGGCCATCATGTCCACCCCGGGTGGCTTGGCTACAGCTATCGGTAAAGGGGCTCGTGAAGGCACGGCAAAGTATGCTGCCGGCATCGACAAGCTGCGCTCGGCCCAAGATAAGCTGGACGATGCCAAAGATCGCATGGAAGAGCTGAAGCTCAACCGCGATGAGATGTCTGCCAAAGAGCGTGCAGAGGCTGAGCTTGGCATTCAGCGCACGATTCTGTCCGGCAAGAAGGATGCACTGTCTTCCGCCAAAACCTTGTATGGCGATCGAAGCAAGCTGAGTCAAGAAATCCTGAAGACCACCATTAGTTTGGAAGAGGGGGATAAAGATCGAGCCTCCAGAGATCGTGCGACCGCGCAGTCTGCTGCCAACGCAAAGGCTCAGATTGAGGCGACACTCAATACTCCTGACCGCCTTGCTTTCCAAGGCTACTTGGCAAAGACCGTCAACGCAGAGAATCCAAAAGGCGATCCAGCCAAAGCATACGAGGCATGGAAGGCGGCAACCGCAGCCAACCAGCGAGTTGATCTTTCTGCCTTGGCGAACTTGAAGAAGGACTACAAAGAGATGGCCGACTACGGGGCGACTGAGGCGGAGCGGGCTGAAGGCAGGAGAATGCTGGGTGTTGTGAACTCTCAAATCTCCAGCCTCTCCGGCATGGGTGGTGTCACTGGCGGGTTTGGCGCTCCACCACCCAACGCTGTAAAATTGATTTCTCCTAGCAAGTAAGATTGCGGCAATGATTTGAGGTGAAAAATGGCTACATACGAAGTTGAGGTTGGCGGGAGTAAATACCAAGTAGAGGCTCCCGATCCAAACACAGCTTGGGAATGGGCCAACTACACCCACCAGCAAGCCACCGCTGCGGTCGAACCCCAAAAGAAATCCACCATTGGCAGCGAGCTTGTCCGTGGTGGTAAGCAGGTAATCTCGTCCGCTCGAACTGGCATTGAGTCATTGCTCGGCAGCCCTGAAGATGCGGCAGTTGCAGGCATCAAGCGCGGCGAAGAGATCGGGAAAGAAGCGGGCGAGGGCGTGTCCTTTGAGGCCTTGAAGAAGGCTTACGAGGATCGCGGCCTGCTGTCTGCCGCAGGCGAAGCTGTTGGTCAAATCCCCCGCGCCTTGGCTGGTCAGGGTGCAAACCTTGCTGCGATGGCTGGCGGTGCTCGTCTTGGCGCGATGGCTGGTACGGCCGTAGCCCCCGGTATTGGCACGTTTGTTGGTGGCGCACTGGGCGCTGGTGCAACACTGCTGCCTCAGTTTTTTGGCTCCAACGTCGAGCGACAGGCCTCTGAGCAAATCGAAAAGGGAGAGCCAGTTCAGATTGATCGCGCAGCCGCTGGTGCTGCCGCCGCTGGTCAGGCTGCCATCGAGGGCGCTGGTACTGCGTTCGTTCTGGGCAAGCGAATCGTTAAGGGTGTTCTTGGTGTGGCTGACGATGCCGCGTTGGCAACGACCAAAGCTCAGCAGGCGATGACTCAAGCGGCCGAGCGATCTCTTGCTGCCGCCGCTGGACGTGGTGTTGCCAAGGGCATTGCCACCGAGATTCCAGTTGAGATTGCGCAAAGCGTCATTGAGCGGGCGCAAGCAGGCTTGGATGTCACATCTCCTGAAGCGTTGTCTGAGTATGGCGAAGTGGCATATCAGGCTGGTTTGATCGGTGGCGCAATTGGTGGCGGTGCTGGTCCAGTCAACACAGCAATGGCTCGTCAAGGCGTGAAAGCCAAGCAAGAGTTCGATGCGGCCGAGGCTCAGCGTCTTGCGCAACTTGCCGAAGCTCAGCGTGCCGAAGAGGAGGCAAAGGTTCAGCCTCTTGCTCTTGGTGCCTCCGAGCCATTTAAACCTGTTGTTTTCCCTGACGGCTCTGTTGCCACGACACCTGAAGATGTTGCTCGGTATGAAGAGCAGCAGTTCCAGAATAAATACGCGGCACAGGAGGCTGATAAGCAGCCAACGCTGGCGCTTGGTGCCTCGGAGCCCTTCAAGCCAATGGTGTTTCCTGATGGCTCTGTAGCAACTACGCCCGAGGAAGTTGCCGAATATGAGCGGCAGCAGTTTGAGAACAAGTACAAGCCACAAGCCGTTCCTGCCAAGCCTGTTTTTGTTGAGGAGCCCGTTGGTAAATCCATCACCGGGAATAAGCCAAGCCTTGAAGCAACGCCTGCTGGCGGCGATCTTGCCGGGAGGATGCGTGCAAAGCGCGAGGAGCGAGAGGCTTCGGAGTCGGCTTTGGGTGATGACTATGCACTTCTTCAGCGCGAGAAGCAGCGCCTGATGGCCGAAGAGAAAAGTCCGCAGTCAAAGATTCTTCTTGATCGCATTGATGAGCGCATGGGTGAGATTCTCAAGCGTGACATCGAGAACTTGCGCAAGGACAAAGAGAAGGCTGCAACCAGCGTCTTTGGCGATAAAAATCTACCTCCAGTCGAGAGCCGCGATGTTGTGGTTGGCGGCGAGGAGTTGGCTAATCTGCAGGCGCGACCAGCAACACCCGAAGCGCCTTTGACAAAGAAGGATGTGACACGCTTGGAGAAGATGCGTGAGCAGCCAACACCGCCTGAATCTGAGGCTGATGCAGAAATTGCACAGCTTGAGAAGGAGCGCAGCCGCATCAAGAGCACCAACCTTTACGGCGAACTGATGGGCAAGTTGGCACCGGGAGAGGTGTCGGACATCTCTCCTGACATCGGCAGGAACCTGCGCATCAAGGGTGGCCGTGGTGGCGCGTTCATCTCTGACATGGTGTCGAGCGGTTCGCTGGATAACTACCTTCCGCCAGACAAGCGCCCGGGCTCCATCACGTTTGATGAGTCGGAGTCCGCTGAGTACATCAAGGAAAAGCTGCGCAACAGGGATAACCTGACGTTTGACGCAGGCATCAGCGCCCGCGATCTGGAAAACAAGATCAGCGAAAAGCGCCGTGAGGCCGAAGCTCCTCGCATGGCTGAGTATGAGATTTCCGAAGTTGAGCCCGGTGAGGCCGCTTCCGTTGAGCGCTCGGCCACAGAGCAAGAAGTTGGTGAAGCCACTGACATTCGCTACCAGCGCAGCACTTCTGCTGGCCCATCTATCGGCGTTGACCGCACCTCGGAAGTTGTTGGTGCAACAAAGTCCAAGTGGGCGAATGCTCCGAAGGTTGTGATTGCCGAGAACATGGATGACCCCGTCGTTCCGAAGGCGGTCCGCGAGCACAACAAGGCTGCGATTGCGGCTGGCGCAAAGGGCACTCCGAAGGGCTTCTTCTACAACGGCAAGGCGTACATCTTGGCTGATGCCATGTCGTCCGACCAAGACGTTATCGAGACGCTGTTCCATGAATCACTGGGCCACTACGGTCTGCGCGGCACGTTCGGTCCCAAGATGGGCGAGGTGCTGGCTGACGTGGTGAAGAACCGACGCGCCGAAGTGGAGGCTAAGGCCAAGCAGTACGGCCTCGATGTCAACAGCCAAAAGGATATGCTTGAAGCTGCTGAAGAGGTGCTGGCTGTTATGGCTCAGACCAAACCGGGCCTGCCATTCGTCAAGCGTGCGATCGCCATCATCCGCAACTTCTTGCGTGATCTTGGCCTCAATATCAAGTTGTCTGATGCCGACATCATTGAGAAGTACATCTTGCCTGCTCGCGCCTTTGTTGAGAGCGGCAAACGTCGCGCTGTAAAAGGAAAGCCTGCGGCCTCGCGCAGTGATGCACCAAAGACTGGCCCCGGTACAGCGGCATTCAAAAAGTGGTTTGGCAGCAGTAAGGTGGTTGATTCCAATGGTAAGCCGCTGGTGATGTACCACGGCACCGATGCAGACTTCTTTGCGTTTGAGCCAAAGGACGGCATGATCTTTTTGACCGCCGACCCCAAATTTGCCGAGGAATACACAACCACCACCATCGACAGCTTGGATAAATCTGGCGGGCAGCCCAATATTCTCCCGGTCTACGTCAAGGCGGAAAACCCGTTCGACTTCGACAATCCCGAGCACATCGCGGCGCTTGAGCAATACGAGAAAGACAACCGTTACACCGAGCGCAGCGTCTCAAATTACGTCCGCGACATCAAGCGCGGCGACTATGAAGCCATTGAATCGCGCAAGGTGCAAGCAGCGATTAAGGCGATGGGTCACGACAGCTTTTACGTCAGAGAGGCAGGAAGGCAGGTAAAAAACCTCGGCGTCTTCAGCTCGAAGCAAATCAAATCTGCCACCGGCAACATCGGCGCATACGATCCAGACAATACCGACATTCGCTACAGCCGCGACAGCATCACGGGCAAGCCGATCCTTTCGCAGTGGACAACTCCGACCGATACCAAGCTGGCTGGCGACATTGGCAAGGATGACCTGATCTACACCTTGCAAGACAAGATGATCGACACCAAGCGAGTGGTGGATGCGATCTCGTCTACCGCCGGCAAGATCATGGCCAAGTGGAACCCGTACTTGCAGGAAGAGCTGTACCACGGCCGCACCGCAAAGCAGACCAAGGACTTCCTGATTGATGAGCTGCGCCCACTGATGCAGGCCATGGAGAAGGACGGCGTCAACATTGCGGACATGGAGGAATACCTCAAGAACCGCCATGCCATCGCATACAACGCTCAGGTTGCCAAGGTCAATCCGAAGATGCCTGATGGCGGCTCCGGCATCAAGACTGCTGACGCTCAGGCCTACCTGAACAAGCTGTCTCCGGCCGACAAAGCCAAGTACGAGGCGCTGGCCAAGCGAGTTGACAGCATCACCAAGGGCACACGCAAAATTCTGGTTGACAGTGGCCTTGAGACGCAAGAGACGATCGACAACTGGGAGGCGACCTTCCCGTTCTACGTTCCGCTCAAGCGTGGCGACATCGACTACGCCTACACCGCTAACGGCATGGGCACCGGTCAGGGCTTTGATGTGCGCGGTGACTTTAGCCGTCGTGCGATGGGCTCGGAGCGAGAGGCAACTGACGTGCTGGCTAACGTGGCCATGATGCGCGAGCGTGCCATCGTCAAGGCGCAGAAGAACCGCGTTGCTCAGGCTTTGTTTGGCTTGGCCGCGCAGAATCCGAACCCAGAGTTCTGGTTGCCCGTTGACCCGCTTGCAGAGGTGGACCCCGCCAACCTGCAGGAGTTGCTCAACTTTGGCCTGACCCAGCAGGACTTGGACTTCATCGCCAAAGAGCCTCGCCAAAAGGCGATCGACAAGAACAGGAACGAAGTTGTGGAGCGCATCAATGCAACGCTGCGCAACAACGAGAACGTGATCTCCATGCGGTTCAATGGACAGAACCGCTACGTCTTCTTCAACCCGAACAACGAGCGCTCCAAGCGCATGGTTGAGTCGCTGAAGAATTTGGATGCTGAGCAGCTGGGCAATGTGCTCGGCCCTATTTCCAAGCTGACTCGCTGGATGGCTGCCGTCAACACGCAGTACAACCCAGTCTTCGGTGCATACAACTTCTTGCGCGACGTACAAGGCGCTGCACTGCAGCTGAGCAACACACCCCTTGCCAAAGACACAAAGGCCGTCGTAGCGGGTACGCTGCCTGCGCTGAAGGGCATCTATGCTGCGGTACGTGCTGAGCGTGACGGCAAGAAGGTGACCGGCCAGTGGTCAGACCTTTGGGTTGAGTTCCAAGAGCAAGGTGGCCAGACCGGTTTCCGCGATCAGTTCAGCCGTTCGCAAGAGCGTGCAGAGGCTTTGCAAAAAGAGCTGAACATGATCAAAGAGGGCAAGCTGAAGTCTGCCGGCCGCGCTGCCATCAACTGGCTGAGCGACTACAACGACTCGATGGAAAACGCTGTCCGCCTGTCTGCCTATAAGGCCGCGCTGGACAAGGGCATCGGCAAGGAAGAGGCTGCATCAATCGCCAAAAACCTGACGGTCAACTTCAACCGCAAGGGTCAGATTGCCGTTCAGGCTGGCGCACTCTACGCCTTCTTCAACGCCGCTATGCAGGGTACAACTCGCTTGGTCCAGACCCTTCGCGGTCCAGCAGGCAAGAAGATCATTGCTGGCGGTTTGCTGCTTGGCTCGATGCAGGCCGCTCTGCTGGCTGCTGCCGGGTTCGATGACGAAGAGCCGCCCGAGTTTGTGCGTGAGCGCAACTTGATCCTGCCTATCGGCGGCGACAAGTACTTGGCATTCCCGATGCCTCTCGGCTACCACGTCATCCCAAGCACAAGCCGCATCTTGACCGAGTGGGCCTTGTCTGGATTCAAAGACACACCAGAGCGCATTGCGTCGCTGACTGGCATGTACCTTGAGGCGTTCAACCCGATTGGCAACGCTGGCTGGTCAGCTCAAACGCTGGCACCAACATTTGCAGACCCAATCGTGGCGCTCACAGAGAACCGCGACTGGACAGGCAAGCCCATTGCACGCAAGGACTTCAGCAACCTTGATCCAACGCCCGGGTACACCCGAGCCAAGGACACGGCCAGCGAGTTCTCCACGCAGATCGCCAAGTTCCTGAACTACGCATCCGGCGGCACGGAATTCAAACCCGGCGTGCTGAGCCCCACTCCTGACCAGCTGGACTATTTGATTGGTCAGGCGACAGGCGGCGTTGGTCGTGAATTGCTGAAGGTTGAGCAGACCGTTGCGAAGACCGCGTCCGGCGAAGAGCTTCCTTCGTACAAGATTCCTCTGGTTGGCCGCTTCTATGGCGAGACATCTGGCTCAGCTGCTGAGTCTGGTCGGTTCTACAAGAACCTCACGCTGCTCAATGAGCACGAGAACGAGATCAAAGGCCGCAGAGAAAATCGTGAGCCGATTGCCGAGTATCTTTCCGAGAACCCAGAAGCTCGATTGGCCGAGATGGGGCGTAAGACTTATGTTGAGATTCAGAACCTCAAGAAGCGCAAGGCAAAGCTGCTTGAGGCTGATGCTCCGCGTGAGTCGATCCAGAGCGTGGAGAAAATGATCACCCGCAAAATGCAGATGCTGAACGATCGGGTTCGCGCAATACAGGGCGAGTAAGCTGGAAATCTGTGGGTACACGCAACTTCCACTGTGGAAGTTGCGACCCCACCAATGTATTCATTTCTCGCTAAACAATATTCCAATTGTTTTGTTCAGCGCGGACAACTCGTCCAGCTTGTGGATGGCCCACATTCGCTTCTGTCCGTGGATTCCGTTATGTTTTGCGGGACTCGCCGTTGCATTTTTGAGAGCAGAATCTTCCATTTCCTGCTTTTATTTGCGCGGGTCTTGGGCAAAACTCTGTGCCACACACCTCGCAAGGCCTAGCTCTTTCCTCTTTTCTTTTTGTGCGGACATTGATTGGATTTTTTTCCAAAGCTCGGTCGGCGCTCCAGCCTCGCCTTATCCTGTAGACAATTGTGTTTGCCTTGATCCCTGTTTTATCAGACCACTCTGATGCGGTTAGTGAGGCACCATTCAGGGTGATGATCAGATTTGAGGATGTGTTGTTTGCTTGAGCCTTGCTGTCGGCCCACTGGCAGTTTCCCGGCTCGTAATCTTTGTCTCCGTCCTTTCTGTCAATGCTTTGGTGTTTTTCTGGGGTGCCCATGTCTTCCAAAAAGTTTTCAAACCTCATCCACCTTTCGCACACCCTGATTCCCTTGTTGTAATAGAGCCTTCTTGTTTTTCCGACTGAGGCATTAGAGCACCTTGCGATCATTCCTTGCCAAATGCCATAGACCCGACTGAGGGACATGCCGTGCTTTTTTGTCCTCTCGGATGTAAATCTTGGAGACAGGCATCCGCAGCTTTTGTTTCTTCCTGCGCGAAGTGAGTTGCCGGGTATAACTCGAACTTCGCCGCACTCGCATACACACCTCCAGACTGCCGTGCCGTCCGGCAGATTACTTTCCCTTCCGGTCACGGTAAGCGCACCAAATACGCTACCAGTCATGTCCTTCAAAGCCATTTGAGAGCCTTTCAATAGTTACGTTGAGCGCTTTCAGCTCATCCATCTTCTTTACTTTCCAGATGAGCTTTTCGCCATGTAAGCTATTATGACAGTCTCGACATAGTGACACAACACAATATTGAAGTTTTTGCTCAATGTGGTGAGCGTCACTTGGTCCCGGCTTGTCGCACACCGAGCAGGCCAAAAGTTTGACCTTCCCGATGTGCTCTCGTTGCCTTGGTGTTAGTTTGTTATTCACGATCTGACTTGCCGATGTCGAAGCCGGACTTCAGCCAAAACTGCCTCTCGCCCCTGAGCTGCTCAATCTCCTGAATGGAGGCGATTAAAAGCGATTTGAGTGGGTTCGAGTCGTTCAGCATGTGCACGTTGCCCTCAAGGATTTCAACCACATCCACGCCCTTGCTGGAGCCTTGGCGGGCCACCCACGCCATCGTCTTGTCGATGTAGTGCTTGGCCGACGTAGCGTGAGCTTGGATTTTGTCGTAGTCCTTGTTGAGCAAATGCTTCTCGATGGCCTTGAGTTGAATCTCGGCACGCATCATGTGCGCCGACCAGTCGTCCAGTTCGATCATGCCTCCCTCGCTTTCAGCATGGCGTCTGCCATTGCGTAAGACCACTCGGCCATGCCGGGGCGATTTGTGTCGTCACCTCGGGCGATCACGGATGCCATCGCCTTTGCCGCAAAGTAGTCTCGCAGACTAATCGTTTCAAGTAATCGGCCCTCCATGCTCTTTGCGTTTGGCTCTGTAGGCTCGTTGGTATGCGTTGTATTCATCTCTGTTTCTTTCTTTCCATTGGTTGACTTTTTCGTTTGAGCACTGTTTGCAAATACTTTTTCTCTTGAGAGTCCCAGACCTGCCGTTGTCCGCAGAAAACTCAAGTGCTGGTTTTGTCTTCAAACAAGAAGGGCAGCGCTTGTGGTCTTTCGGCATTTCGCAATAACTATCCCCATCCATTGCGGCATGTCTTGCATTGCAGGACAAGCAAACGATCCCGATCCGACCACTTCTGTAGTGCTGCAAACTGGCTACCGTGGCCCTTCCGTCTTTTGATCGCCAATTCATTTGAACTCCGCAATCAGGGCACCCAAGACCTTTCTTGATCAGCTCTTCAAGCTGTTCATGGGCTGGAACCACCTTGCCGTTTCTTTTTGCAGCCACCCTCATTTGGCCAATCCTGTAGTGCATATCGCACAGGTGCTGGTTGCCTTGTTTTATGGTTGCATCACACTCGCATCGAGAACACTTCATATCAACTCCTTTTGTTGGAATGATTACAGTGTATTGCTTTGCTTGTGGTTTGTCAACGCTGGCCCACCTGTGTTTGTGTCGCTCATATCACCCTCCGCTGAAGCATTTCATCTGCGTGGTCGAAGGCTGCCGCGTGGATGCTGGTGATGCCGTCGTCACTCTCAACAACGGCACGGTCACCGTAGTAGGCCAGCAGGCCCTGCAGCGCGAACGCCGCAAAGAAGTCCTGCATGGTGAGGTCTTGAATGGACACTGGCTCCTGCTTGGCCACCAGTGCCTGCAAGCCATCAGCCTTTGGTTTTCTTGTTGCCATTGCTCTTCCCCTTCACGTTTTGCTGGACGATCATCTGCGACAGGATTTCTTCGAGGTACTCAGCAAAGGTCTGGCCTTCGATGCCGATGGCTTTACACCACTGGTCGCCGTGGATGGTGGAGATCACGTCACGGACTGCTTTGTTGTAGCCGCCGTTGAACTCGTCGTCGCCGTCCACGATGATGGTGATGGCATCGCGCACCAGTGCTGACGCTTTGCGCTCACCGGCCGCAGCCTTGAGCTTCTTGTAGATGTCCTCTGGCAGATGCACAGAGTACGGGATCAGGCGCTTTGTTTCCATGCTTGGAACTCCTCATTGATGGCCCAGAACTTCTTGGCCTTTTGTTGGTCTTCTTTCAGCTCGGCGCGTGAGTCGATTCCGATCTCACCCTTGAGCCATTCAATTACGTCAGCTTCCTTCGCTTCAAAGATTTCCTCTTTGTCGTGAAGGTACTTTGCAAACTGTTTATCGCGGCACAGAATGCCTGCGGTGCGAACAGGATCACGGCCATACTCCGCATCCTTGTTCATTGGCTTGTCATCGCCATTGAGCCTGACCATCACCACTTGATAGCGTGCACCGACAAAGTCGCGCATGAGATCAACTGGCAGGTCGTCCGGGTGGATGTTCAAGGTGAGGATGACGCCGGTTCTATCCTGCTTCATCGCCACCTTGACAGCCTCGTATTGAAGCGTCTTCATGCTCAGTACGTCTTGCCGCCGGACTGCGTGCGGTTCTCGATCTTGTGATCCGCACGGCTCGCGTTGTAGGTCATCTTCTCTGCGATCGCGCCAGCCAAGTCCATCTGGTATGCGCCCGCCATGTCGAAGATTCGGATCACTGCATCGGCCAACTCGACTTCGCGCATCTTTCGGTGAGAAAGTTTGTCGTCCATCAGGTCCTTGCGATCACCCTCCATTGCTTCGCTGATCTCGCTGTGTACAAGGCACAACTTGCTGCTGAAGCACAGAGGGTTTTCTGTGATGCTTGCACCCGTCACAGGGTCATTCCACCACCCGGCAGATTTCGCTGCTTGGTGGCACTCGTACTGGAGAATGTCTGCCGCCGTCGAGATGGCGTTCTGATCAATTTCAAATGTGCTCATGGTTCACCTCAAAAGGGCAAGTCCGAGTCGTCTTCATCAAACGCTGGCGCTGGCTTCGGTGCTGCGCTGCGCTCTTGCTGTGGCTCCGCATCCTTGCGGCCACCTTGCAGGGCAACGTCACTCACGCGCACATCCATGGACTTGCGCTTGTTGCCATCTTTGTCTGTCCATTCGCGCTCTGACACGCTGCCCGTCACGGTGACTGCTTGACCTTTGGTGAGGTACTTCGACAGGGATTCAGCTCGTTTGCCGTACAGGCCGCAGTTCCACCAGATGGTTGGCTTTTCGCGGCCTTGGCTGTCTGCCACCGAGAAGTTGCAGATGGCATCGCCATTGGCCAGATACTTGATTTCTGCGTCTTTGCCGAGCGAGCCGGCTACTGTGATTACGTTCATGCTGCTTCCTTGTGTTTGGCTCGCGCCTGTTTGAATTCATCCATGAGCACGTCATACGCTGTTGGCGTGAGTGACTTGACCTGCTCGTAGATGTTGCGGTTGGTCTTGAAGATGGACATCACATCCTCTTCCGATTTGGCTTGGCCAAGTTGCAGGCTTGTCGCATCGAGAACGAGCTGCGCCCAAGCTGGGCCATCGCCGTCTGGTTCCGCGACAACCTTCAGTTGCCATGGCGTGTCCTTGCCTTCGATCTTGGTTGGCGCTGCTGCTGGCTTTGCTGCTGGTGCTGGGGCTGGCTTGGCTGGTGCTGCCTTTGGCTTTGCTGCGCTGTTCCCATCGTCGTCCTCTGGTGCAATGCCGCAGGCTGCCATCAGGCTGTAGCGGCGTGCATAAGTCAATGCAGAGCCGTAGCCTTGTGCGTCGTGCTTGGTGGCTGGTACGTGCAGCTTTCCGCTTGTCATTTGCTCACCGGAGGAGTGAATGAAAACGGTTTCCACGATCACGCCATCGTTGCATTCGTGCGTTGGCTGCATCAAGAAGATGTCGTTGTTATTCAGGGCGTCAATGACGGCCTCAACGCAAGCAGACAAGTCGGCATACCGGCTGCGGAAAGCAGGGTTGGTATGGGTCTTGAGTGCTGGTCCAAACTCTTTCTGAGCCTTAACCAGAGCTGATGCAATTTCTTTCATGTCGATGCTTTCTGTTGTTGGTTGCTTGGGTGAAGAAGCCACCGGCTGCCGAGCAGCTCAATGGACTTCTGGCGCTTCTCTTCGTTGCGTCGTTGGATGTGCTCGATCATCTCGTCAGTGATCGGACCGTGAATTGGGTCTGCACTGATTGGGTTGATGTCGAACGACTGGAAAAAATCTTTGATTTTCATTTCTGTCTCCTTACTGAAACCACAGCCACATGCCGTGGATGATGCCGATTGGGAACATGACTGCACCCGCCAGAAGAAAGCCCCAGAGGCCCTCACTGAAGCAAGTGAAGATGTGATTGAACCATGCGAACAAGCAGGTTAAGCCAATAATCCAGCCCATGATGTACTCCTTATGCGATACAAAGAATGTCGATGCTTGCTGTGTTTTTGTTCAAGCAAGTTGTGTAGTTTTCTTTGCCCCATTCTTTTGAAAGGATGCGGCATGTCGTCGCCTGAATGTTGAGCGGCTTGTATTTAACTGGCACAAAGATTTGCTGAACGCTTCCGATCTCGGCGTTGAGGTCCAAGTTCGCTTTCACAAAGTTTGTTATCTCTCCGTGGGCGTAATCTCTCTTTGGCTTTGGCGGCTGCACATCAAGCACACCAAACTCTTCGCCCTCGGGTGTGATGATCTTGAACTTGCAACCGATTGCTTCGATGAACTTGATTGATCGCTGCAGTTCTTTGAGTTGTATTTCTTTCATGATATTTTCCTTAAAGGTGGGGTACTCGCTGCACTGATCGTGGATGAGCCCACATTGGTGTCAGTGTTCGCTTTCCCCTGTGTTTATTTTTTCTTTGAGTTGCGCTTATACAGCCATAGCACAAAGCCAACGCCGGCAAGCCAGCCGATAGCGAATGCGCCAACAACCCACTGGGCCAATGACCCGAAGCTAATCATCGGGATCATTGCTCAATCTTCTTCAGGGTTTTGGGGATGTCGTTGTTGCAGGTGTTTTCCTGCTTGGCCAACACCGCCCGCGCTTTGAAGTCCGCGTCCTTGTAGCAACCGAGATTGCCGGAGACGGTGGAGCACTTGAGCTTTTCTTGCACAGCCTTGGTCTTGGCGTCAATCAGATCAACGCTGGCCCAGCCATCGCCTTGGGCGCATGAGGCTTGCTGTGTGCTGTCTCCACGAGACAAGATGTTCAAGGCTTCGTAGCCGTTTTCAGCACGCCACTTCTGTGCGTTGTAGCGGCTGTTGTCGTTGGCAATACTGCGCTGGGTCTCCAGCGTGTCGAAGGACACCTCCTTGTCGCCGCAGGCGGTCAACAGCAAGGCAATGGTGGTGGCGATAAATACTTTTTTCATTTGCTTCTCCAGTTGTTTAGGCTTTGGTTGGGGACATTTGCGACAGCGCAGCCTTGTGCAGCTCCTCGGACAGCAGGTAGCCCTCAAGCGGCCATGCCTTGTTGATGGCATCCTCATAGGCGTACTTCTCACCCAGCGCTCGGTTGTAGTTGGCGGGGTCGACGCAGGCCGAATGGCCGTTGATCGTGTAGCCGTTCTCCATGTGGAGCTGGCAGACCGTGGTCTTGCCGTCGGGTAAAACGGTGTAAGTCGTCTGCTTGACCTTGTTTTGGATGTCGTTGAGCGTCACGGTTGTGCGCTGTGTTTCTGTATGTTCTTGCATACGCGCCTCACTTTGTTGGGAACAGTTGCGACAGCACGCTCTCGTACTGAGTCCTGCGGCGCTCAAGCAGAGCGACCTTGTCCAGCTTGTACAGCAGGCTTGGGAAGTTGATGTCTTCCTTGGAGCACTGCTCTTGGATGTCTGCCTCAAGGCGCACCAGCTCGTCGTCCAGCTTGGCCATCTCCAGCTCGGCTTGGCTCTTCATCTTGCGAGCGAGGATAGGGGCCAGCGACTCGGCCAGCTTTTCTTTGGACAGGGCGATGATTTCTGCGAATGGTTTGAGTTTCATGTTGCTTCTCCAGTGAGTAAAATTTTGTTGTCTGCTTTGCTGAGAAAACTCAGCGGGTCTTTGGGGTCCTGCTTAGGCGTTGGCTTTGGTGGGTCTCCGATCCACGCCTGCTGCTGCTGCGCCGCGTTGTAGTACGCATATTGCTGCGCCTTGCGATACTCCTCCTCTTGTTGTCGGCGGTACTGCATCTCGCGCTCGTACGCTTCGCGTGATGTCATGCCGCTGTGGTACGTGTCGCGGTTGATGTCGTAAAACCCACCGGGCTGTATGGTTGAGATTGCCATGTCGATTACTCGATGCCCAGCTCGCCTTGAGCTGTTTCGCCGTACGACTCGACTCTCATGCCGTTGGTCAGGGCCTCAACCAGATCGTCTTGCGATGCAATGCGAGCTGAGTAGACTTGCTTGGCCACATGTGTGATGGCTTGCGATGGGACTGCCGCCTTGACCAGACGGGCTGTGCCGGCTGCGGTGGTTACGAGATAAATACGTGTTGCTGATGCCATGGTGTTACTCCTTGTTGGCTTTGTTGGATAGATACTCTTGGTGTTGCTGGCAGTACGGCGCTACTTGGCAGAAGCTTTCGCAGCGTGTACGCCCTCCTTCTCTTACTTCGATCAGGAACTTTTCGCCCTTCTTGGCTTTTTCTGTTGCGGCAGCCAGAGCTGTATCTGCTGCTTCGCGTGTTTCGTGAACGCTCTTGGCGCGGACGTTGCCATCCTTCTTGAGCGCATAGGTGGTTGGCTTCTCCCAACACTCTTCGGCCGTGCAGTCAGGCATGTTGCCGCCAGTCTCCATCTCGAAGAAGGCATCGCCGTGCAAAGAGATGCGGCTGCGCACATAGGCCTCACGCTCTTCAAACGACCACAGGGGGATTTCAATCACAACGATGGGTGCCTTGGGGTAGCCTTCTCGGTTTGCTGCATCGCGGCGGGACCAGTCACGGATGATGGCAACGATCCGCAGATTCTTCACGCGCATTTTCTTGGCCACTTCAACCAAGTATGCGTAGCTGTTGAGCTGGTTGTGCCAGTCCTGCTTCTCGTTCATCACGGCCCATGCGCTGGTGGTCTTGTAGTCCGACACAACGATGCCGTCTTCCTCGACTTCTTGCAGGTCAATTGCGCCGCTGATGTGGATGCCATCGATCACGATGTGGATGCGCTCCTCGACAACGTGGTGGTCATCCTTGCCGTGCTCCAGAACGCCGTGGATGGCCGTGCCAAAGATCGACCAGACCATGTCGCTGGCATCTTCTTCCAGATCATCCCAGTGCTTGCGCTTGAGCTGCACGATGCGTGGGCTGTTGAGCAGCTCAGTCACCGACATGTTGGACTTGCCCTTGTTGTACTCTGGCCGTGCAATCACATTGAGGATCGTCTCGGGCAGGCTGTTGCGGTTGGTGAGCTTCATTGATCGCGCTCCTTGATCATGATCATGGTCTGCTTGTGGATGGACATAAATAAATCCACGGCTTCATGCAGCGTCATCCCAAGTGCTGAGCAGTACGAGGACAGCATGATTGCTGCGGCTGTAGCGGCCACTCCGCCAATTTGGTCTGCGTCATCGAGCAGTGTTTGACCGTGCTTGTTTGCAAGGCCAATCGACATGCGAAACAACTTAGCCCCTTCTATTCTTTCTTGTTCACTCATTATCAACTCCTGTGAGGTGGGTGAAGCATGATTGTACCTGTTATATCAGCTTCGTCAACAAGCAATACAATATATTTTCAAAATATCTTTGTTAGGACAAACCCTATGAGACGAGCTGCGAGAAGAGATGCGAACGAGCAGGACATCGTCAGGGCCATGCGAGAGGCCGGCGCGTACGTCAAGGTGATCAACGACGAGGGCTTGTTCGACCTGTTGGTGAGCCATTGCGGGCATACGCTGCTCATTGAGGTGAAGGACGGGGCCAAGCCGCCATCGGCCAGACGGCTCACGGACGCAGAGGCGAAGTTCCACAACGAGTGGCCCGGATCAAACCTGCACATCGTGAACAGCGTGGAGGAGGCGCTTGCCCTGCTGGCCACCTGCGGTTAAACTCCGCTGCGAACATTCATGATGTTCTCCTGTTGGGTTAATGATTTCCCCTCACCTCAGACGTGGGGGGATTTTTTTATGTATACTCCGCCCCATCATGAAATCCCAAGCCATCAACCCGCGACCGACACAGCTGTGTGTAGCTCAGCTGGTAGAGCACGCGCTTTGGGAGCGTGAGGTCGCAGGTTCGATCCCTGTCACACAGACCACAACAACCAATTACCGAAATCGTTACTGATCCCAACGGGGATTCGGCAACGATGGCGTGTTGCGCCGGACTGTAAATCCGGTGTCCAAAAGACAAATTGGTTCGACTCCAGTAATCCCCACCACATATTCCTCGATAGCTCAGTTGGTAGAGCGCAGCACTGTTAATGCTGATGTCCGTGGTTCGAGCCCACGTCGGGGAGCCAGCCCTTGTAGCTCAGTGGTAGAGCATCCGCCTTGTAAGCGGGAGGTCGTCTGTTCAATCCAGACCGGGGGCACCAAAATAATTCTTGCACGTCCACCAACGTCTTTGATATACTGGAGGCGTTGTCGTTGCGGACACAGCATAAAACCGTTATCGAATCATCCTCACCTTGGTAAAACAAGGCCGCAACTGAGGGCGATTCAATAACGGTTTTTCAATTTGTGCCGCTTCGATTTCCTTAAAAGGATCAGGCGTGCCACATCAATACAAAACAAAGCCAAAGCCCGGAACAGTCCGGCACACAGTGCAGCAATTGCACAATGCAACCGATCCAAGGTTTGCTGTGTTCATGCGCTCAGACTCCGGGTGCAGCGCAAAGTTCAAAACTCTCCATGAAACCTACGATGTAGCCTTGGATGCCGCACGCCAGCATGCAGCTACTGCAGTTGGGCATGGCAATATCAACTTCACGTACTACGTGGTTGAAGTTAAGCATCGCGTTGGGATTGAGAATGGTAAGCCGGTTGATGCCTCAATGAACTGAAAACTACCTCCCCGACAGGTAGTCGGGCGTCAGGGCGCGTTAGCTTATGCGGCAGAAATCTCCGGCACCCAGAAATGACTATCGTCTCCGAACGACCAACGGGGGCGTGCCAGACTAACTGTGGTACTGGCGCAGGCATGAGTGATAACGGTGACGGCTACAGCACTCCTCCCGATGAAACAGTCGTTTATGACGGGCTACCCAGCGATGGATGCCAACCAGCTACAGAGCCGACAGATGCGCGGCTGTGGTGGGTACGGTGACTGGATACCTCAGATACGGGGTCCCAGTCACCCGGCGTAGCTCTGCCTTGGAATTTTTTGATTTGACAAAATTTTGGTTATAAAAAAACCCGCACTAGGCGGGCTCCGATTTGATGGCGTAGTCATGGAAGACTTTGCCTATTGAGGGATCTCCAACCTTGCACGGCTTGACCCACACGTTCTTGCCGTTTCGCAGGCGGCGCAGGTGGCCTCTACGGTCATGCAAACGAGGGGAGGCATGAGTACCTCCTTTATCCTCGGATCTCGCCTTGACGGGCTCAATGTAGACCGTTGTCCAATCGTATATTGGAAGCTTTCCTTGCTGCATCTTGCGACGGTTTGTGAAAGTGTCACGCGCAACAGGCCGATAGCTCTGCGCCTTTTGCGAGATGGACTTGTACCAAGCGGAGATGAAGCCAAGAATCATCTGGGCCTCCTTCTCTTCGATATTTTCTTTTTCTTCTGCCGCGCCGTAGCGCACTAGGCCACCATCTATCGCGTACACCAATACAGGACTAGCCACCGGTTTACCTCCAGCAGGCGCTCGCCAGACGGATACGGCAATCCCATCCTCTGGGTCGTCGCCAGCAACAGTCATAAACATTTCCATTGGCCTTCCGCTGGTGGTCTTTCCCTGAAACACAACCATGCACTTTTCAAATGGCGGCCTGCATTCGAGCAACGGATCTGAATCAACGTGAGTTTTGTCTTGAAACATCCCGGTTGAATCAAACCACTGAAGCTCTGTTGGATCTATGCCGGCATCGGACATAAATCGCATCGTGGACCTGATCAATTCAGTTGTCACGCTCAATCCTCCAGTCCAAGCATCTGCACGCCTCGGCGCACGGCGGTCAGAACTTTTTCTAGGTTGGACTGGTCAAGAAGGAGTGGGCTTTTGATGTGCATGGTGCAGCAGCCGCCATCTTCCAAATTTAGGATGAACAGGACGTTCTGGTCCTCGTCTACGGCCTCTATGCGGGTTGGGTATACGTCGATCATGATTGCTCCTTGGTGATGTCTTGGATTGCTTCTGAAAATTCTTCGTCTCTTTGGGTGACGTGGATGGACTTGTCAAGTTTTCGAGCAAAGGCCACTTGCGGGTCGCTGAATGTTCCGCGCCATGCGTTGTCTCTGGCAATTTTCGCCATGGCCGGATAAAAGATTTCCGTGCTGTATTTTTCCCGGTAGTAGCGAATGATGCGCTGGACTTCCGGCGACAGTGCTGCACTCGTATCGGACGCAAGCAACAGATATAGGGCACGAAGCCCAACCCAGTCTGGCTTTGTTATGCCTCTCATGTCGTCTCCTCTATGCGTACTTTGACGCGGACTGCTTCGGCCTTTATGCCCGTGGTTCGTGTGATGTTCTCGGCATAGATGACTGCATCTTGCTTGGTTGTAAGCGTGACTGCGCCGCCGGTGGACATTTTGTAGAAGCTCCGGCCGCGCAGCTTGATGGCCCATGCCGTGGTTGATATTTTCATTTGCCGCCCTGCTTGTCCAGTTCTTCAATTGCTCGGCGCAGATAGACCGCGAAGTCCATGGCTTCTTCATAAGCGTGGTTCAACCATTCACGCAAGGCCAGAGGGTTGTCCTGCACGCTGATGCCGTACTTGTTCATGCCGAATCTCTGGCGCTTTGCGATGTCGGCACAGACCATGGCCTCAATTCCCGTTGGCCCCGATGCCGTTCGCATGGCCGCCTCCCGCTCGATGCGGTTGAACTCATCTTCTTCTGTATTCATTTCTTTTCTCCTTTGCGTGGTATCACAACCTGTGGCGGCTCATTAACAAGCCAGATCGTGTATGACTTGGTCTTGTGATCTTTTTTTTGGCGCATGGATACTGTGCCGCGCAGGCCCTTGTTGTCAAGGTAGCGTTGCAGTGCTTTCCTCATGCCGCCAAACTGGTACTCGGGCACCTTCAAGGCTTGGTCAAATTTGGCAAGCTTGTCGAACTTGTCATCGTGCAGTGTTGTTCCTTTGGTGCCCTTTGCCGGTGCTGCTGGAATGGGTACAAGCTCGATAACATCTTGACCCGTAAAGATGTTGTGCACGGGCGCGAACCGTGTTGCTGTCATGTGTTTTCTCCTGTGGAGAACTTCCACGGTGGAAGTTCCTTGGGTGTAGTCTAATGCAGTTATCAACACCAATCAACATTTTTTTTCAGCTTATTGCAGAAATCTGCAAAGTCGTGTAACATCAAGTCCATGCGAAAACAAACACGAAGAAAAATCTGGGATACGAGCATCAACCCGATCACGCACGCGATGTCGGGCGCATCAATTACAGACGAGGAGAGCTTGGAAATCTTGCGCAAAAAAGAGCGCGGCAGCATGGAGGCATTCAGGAATGGAACCGCTCAGAAGCAGGACTGGAACAACATAAATGCGGTGGTCAGGCTGGCAGAAAGCATGGCCTCCGCAAACATCGGCCCCGAAGTGATGGTCCCTTGCAAGATCGCAGAGATGCACTTGCTGGATGCCAAAGAAAGGTTCGATCGGATCGGAAAGATGGGCTCCACGGCGCTTGGATTGCAGAGCTTCCAAGACATCATTGAGTGGCATGAGCTGCAAAGAACATCGGTGGCCCGAAGCGTGTACGAGAAGCACATAAAGAAGGTGACGGACATGATCAGAAGTCGGTCGCCAAAGATTAATTTTCTATAGGAGAGAGCAATGCACGGAGATGGTGGAAAGGGATCGGGTCGCAGGCCAATGGCCATCAGCGATCAACAGTACGCCCAGCGATGGGATCACATTTTTTCAAGGGACATTAAAGATGGAAATTCATTGGCCGGGAACACGGATAGTCAAGAGTCAGAGCAACGCATTCACGAGCTGGAAGACCCCGAAGGAAAGCGTGATGGCGAACGATGATTCTTTGCGGAAATCGATGTCGGCAACAAGGGGCCGATCAACCAAAGGTGAGATACCAAGTCACCTCAAAATCTACAAGGAAAAGAAATGAACGAAGCGCGAAAACAGTTTGAGGCGATCCTCATGACCAAGGGCAAAGCAGCCCCGGGTTGGGATGGCGAGAAGTACGACAACACCAACATCCAGACGTACTGGAGATGGTTTCTGCTGGGCTGGACAATGAAGGATGGCAAATGAATAAAGTGATGAACATTGGCGCACTCGTGATGGACGAGCGCCTGCAGTCGAGAACAGAAATCAGCGAAGACACTGTTGCCGATTACGTGGATGCAATCAAAGACGGCGCAGAGTTTCCGCCAGTGCTGGTGTACTTTGACGGCATCAACTATTACCTGACGGACGGCTACCATCGCGTGCTTGCACACAAGCGTGCCGAGAAGGTCAGCATTCAGTGTGATGTGCTTCAGGGCACCCTGCGTGACGCAATCCTGCACTCTGCTGGTGTGAATGCAAACCATGGCATGCGCCGGACCTATGCAGACAAGCGCAAGTCCGTGATGACGCTGCTGGATGACTTCGAGTGGAGTGATTGGAGCAACAGCGAGATCGCTCGTCGATGCGGCGTGTCACCAACTTTCGTGGCCAGCTTGCGTGACAGCGGTGGCCCTGCTGTTGTGAAGTACAAGACAAAGGATGGCAATGTCGCGGTCAAGGCCAAGGCGCCCGGTCGTCCAGTCAAAGAGCCAGAGCTTAAAGGTCCAGGGGTCATCCCGCCTCAAGCAGAGAAGGAAGACCACAACCAAGAGGCCATCGACATGCTGCTGGCCGAGAATGAGGAGCTGAAGGCCCGCGTTGCAGTTGCTGGCATGGATGCCTCACCAGAAGACAAACAGGCTGCCACAGCCCTGATTGAAGAGCTGCGTGAGGACTTGCGCGTAACAAAGATTGAGCTGGCCGCAGTCAAGCAAAGCCGTGATCAGTACCAGTCAGAGAACAGCCAGCTCAAGAAGCAAGTGCTGTCGATGCAGCGTCAACTCAAGAAGGCAGAGTGATCATTGCCCAAGCCAGCGGGCATGTGTGCTGGCAGTTGGAGAAACAAATGGCGTTGGAATTACGAGAGTACCAATCCGGTTCGCTGGATGGTTTGAGGAAGGGGTTTGCTGCTGGGTACAAAGCTCAGATGCTGTATGCCCCAACGGGTGCTGGCAAGACTGAGATGGCAATCGCGCTGTTGGATGCAACCCACAAGAAGGGTAATCGTGCGGCCATGATCTTGGACCGGATCATCTTGTGCGATCAGACAAGCCAGCGTCTGGAGAAGTACAACATCGAGCATGGCGTGCTTCAGTCTGGTCACTGGCGGTATCGGCCATACGAGCACATTCAAGTGTGCAGTGCACAGACACTGGAGAAGCGCGGCTCATTCCCCGGCCTGACTTTGATGATCGTTGACGAAGCTCACGCCATGCGCAAGCAGACGGTGGAGTTCATCAAGAATAATCCAGAAATCAAAGTCATCGGCCTGTCTGCATCACCCTTCACAAAGGGTCTTGGCAACGTGTACGAACATGTGGTGAGCACGGTCACAACCAAAGAGCTGGTTGATCAGAAGGTTCTTTGTCCCTTGCGCGTGTTCGTTGCCAAAGAGATCGACATGACCGGCGTCACGAAGCTAAACACCGGGGAGTGGAATCAAGGCGAGACGACCAAGCGCGGCATGCAGATCACCGGAGACATTGTGTCCGAGTGGATCAAAAAGACGCACGAGATATTTGGTAAGCCTCGCAAGACCATCATCTTCTGTTCTGGCGTGGCGCATGGCACCGACCTGTCAAAGAAGTTTGCTGAGCAGGGCTACAACTTTATCAGCATCTCCTACGAAGACGAGAGCGATTTCAAGCGGGAGGTCATTGAAGATTTCAGCAAGCCAGACACGGAGATTCATGGCCTGATCGCCACGGACATTTTGACCAAGGGCTTTGATGTGCCTGACGTGATGATTGGCGTGAGCGCTCGCCCATTCAGCAAGTCACTGTCATCCCATGTGCAACAGATGGGCCGAGTGATGCGCGGCTGTGCGGGCAAGGAGTTTGCCGTGTGGCTTGATCATTCTGGCAACTACATTCGCTTCCAAGAAGATTGGGAAGAGATTTACAACAACGGCGTGCATGAGCTGGATGACGCACGCGAGAAGGCCAAGAAGGAAAAGACCGAGAAAGAGAAAGAGGCGGCCAAGTGTCCCAAGTGCGGCCATCTGTGGGCCAGCGGATCGGATACCTGCCTGCACTGCGGCTACACGCGAGACAAGCGCAGCATGGTGGAGTCTGTACCCGGTGAGATGGAAGAGTTGAAGGCTGCTGCATCCAGAGAGAGCAAGCAAGACTGGTACAGCATGTGCCAGTACATGGTGAAGAACCACGGCTGGAGCACAGGCAGAGCGGCGCACACCTACAAAGACAAGTTTGGCGTGTGGCCCAAAGGTTTATACGATGTGCCGAAAGCGCCGAGCGTGGAGTTCAACAAGGCGGTGAAGGCTGCGCTTATTCGTTATGTGAAAGGAAAGAAATGAGAGACACGATAGACATGGCCCGTGAGGCTGGTGCAATCCATATTCACCAACAGCCAAAACAGTTTGCAATTGTTGGCAACGACTCAATCAAAGCCTTTGAAGCCCTTGTTCGTGCTGATGAGCGTGGTAGAATGTGCGAACAACTTAAGGAGTGTTCAAGTGAAAAGCCAACGAGCAATGAAGCCAATAGATCAGCGGTTCTGGGAGAAGGTGGACAAGCAAACTGACTCCGGGTGCTGGGAATGGAAAAGCGCAATTCGCGGTAATGGATACGGAGCTTTTTTTACCCACCTGATTGAAGAAGGCCGCAAATGTCATGGAGCGCATCGCTACTCGTGGATGCTTGCCAATGGGCCGATTCCTGATGGTTTGTGGGTGCTTCACAAATGCGACAACAGGATTTGCGTCAATCCAGACCATTTGTTTTTGGGCGACAGAACCGACAACATGAGAGATGCGGCGCAGAAAAATCGCATCTGCACGATTGGCAAATCAAACTTTACGCACTGTTTGAGAAATCATGAATTTACCGAAGAAAACACATGGGTGACAAAACGTGGTTGGCGTTTATGCAGAAAGTGCGAAGCCATCCGAAAACAGAACGCAAAAGCAAGGGAGAACACATGAAAGACGAAGCATTGAAGCTGGCGCTGGAGGCGTTGGAATACTTGGCAACGCAAATAAAGCCAGATTACGAGCACAACAAAGCCATAACCGCCATCAAGCAAGCCCTTGCAGCACCTGTGCAGGAGCCTGTGGGAAGTGAATTCCTACAGGCAATCACTGACCCGGAAAATCAACCAAGTCAATTTGGCACGGTGACGCTTGAGTACCATCTTGAGAAAATTAAAAAGTGGGAAGAGCTGTTTGAGCGAATGAGCGACAAGGTATTGGCACAGCCAGCACCTGCTGTGCAGGAGCCTGTGGCGTATTTGGTTTATGACAAAGGTGCAAGCTGCCAATACCTTGCGTTTGATGATGAACTTGGCGATATGGATGGATGCGAGGTCGAACCTCTCTACACCACCCCACCCAACGTGGCTACGCCACTGGCAGCACCAGATCCGGAGGAGCGTAAGCGGCAATCAGCACGGAGTGCGTGGGTTAGGCTGACAGCTACAGAGCAAGGCGCAATCATGGAGGATTTAAAAGCACATGGCACAAATCTTTATCACTTTGCCCGTGCCATCGAAGCCAAACTCAAGGAGAAGAACACATGAATGTGGTCGTATATACAAAGTCGGGCTGTGCAAACACGCCACCATGAGAGCACTGCCTAAGCCAACGCTGATCTGCGCCATGCTGCACAAGCCACGCTTTTACGCACCTGTGTACTGGCTCAAGGATTCTTGGGGCTGGAAGCGCAAGTGCGAAGACTTTTTGGAGAAGTCATGAGCAACCCTTACCCAACGTACAAAACCAACCAAATTTTTACAGCAGCAACGAGCATGAACACCGAAGAAACTTACAACGCCGAAGAAGACACCGCAGAACTTGTGCGGGTTGGAAAACTGCCAAAGCCTTTGCGCCTTGCCGCTATGTTGGAAAAGACAATGCAGTGGCCCTTGCACGGCAAGTCTGCGGATTGCTTGCGTGAGATGTATGTGTTGTTTCAGCACTGCGAAAACGAGATGCGTTACGCAGGGTGGGATAAGCGTGAAGCCGACAATTACGAGAGAAACGATGTGTACGAGCAAGTAAAACAGCTTCTGGAGAAAAATACATGAATGTGGTCGTATATACAAAATCAGGTTGCCCCGCCTGCATCACGGCCAAGCGGCTGCTGGACAGCAAGGGGATTGGGTACACGGAGATGGACACTGACGATGTTGGAATCCAATATGCGTTTACTCAGCAATACCCTGAAGCCAGACAGATGCCACAGTGCTTTATTTCGGGTCAGCGTGTCGGTGGCTTGGCTGGACTGCAAGCAGCACTGAAGGAGCTGGGGCTATGACCTATGGTTGCCACAATCGACCGCCATTCAAAAGCAGCTTCCCGGTGATGATTGGCGGCAGGTCCCTGCACTCTCGTGGCTTTCACGAAAGAGTGCAGCTCATGGACCATATCCCTTTTCGCATGGCACCCGACTGTCAGTACACCAAGACGGAGCTTGGCCGCACAGA